TGAATGTAGAGCAGAATACGGAGTTCAGGATCTTGTGACCACGCGGCGAGATGGGTGCTCTTCCAGACGATGTGAAGCAAGATAGTGCAATTACTGTGCTTCAAGCTGAACTGCACCGACTTCGTGACCGTCTTGAGAGCGGGCGGTGTCGTTAAAAATTCGCCGCGTGGGTGCAAGCCTTAGATGTTTTATTGGTAATACGGTTATTCAACTTTTCTCTCTATGTCTTTAATCAGGTCCTTTAGAAAAACCACGTAGGTTCGAAGCAGGTCTGCCGCGATTAAATGCCGCGTGTCGCTGCTGTCGAAGTAGTGCTGGTTGTGTTTATCTATCGTGTCGAGTGCCGTTTTAATCGTGCCGTTCCAAGGCGCACGCAAAGGCGTGTTCCACTCCCGTGCCACGGGGCGAAATCAGAGTACTCTTTAATCTAGGACCTTTTAAACAAAACTCCAGATCTTCCCTAGCGGTTCTAATCGTAGCGATTTATACTATTTATATGCATACAGCTCATTATGACTACTATTGTGTATCGCGGTGCTACTTACAACCGTGAAAAGCACCACGCTGACTACCTTAAGTGGTGGTCCCTCGTCCACCGCGCAACGCTGTGGCTCTGCTACCGAGGCATCGAATACCGCCCTGCTTTAAATCAGACGGGTCCTTCTGTCTTTTAAGGCGTTAATTAAGTAGTTACCTAAACCTTTTTAACTGCATTAGGCTAGTATTACTAGCTCTCGCTATATGCTGTCGACAAATACGCGTCAACGGTGTGAATTTATTTGCGAGAGGATTGCGAGCGGCGCTGAAGTCCAGTTCAAAGACATGGAGTGGATTCAGAAACTGGCAAAAGTTAACCACTCAGTCGAGGCGATGCTCCGTAAGGCGCGACGTTCCGCGATTAACGGTGATGTACAGGAGGGTAGTCTGGACGATTTTATGCAAAAAATGGATTTGGGCGATCCTGATCCCACTAACCACCTTGTGGGTCCCCAAGATCCGACGACTTTGGCTGAATGGTTCTCTGAAAAACGCAAATGGTTCCGTGGCGCGGAATGATTTGGGTTAATTTTCTGTGTTTTAGGCAACCGTAGCCTTCTGGCTACACCTTCTAAGCTTTATTCGTCGTTCAAAAACGCATCCGTGGACTTTTTTGGTTCTTACACGGCGTTGATGGGCTTTGTCGTCGTAGTTTTGAGCTACATCAGCTGGTTAATCCCTACTTAGCTGCCTTAGACTGGTCAAACAGCTCTAGATGTCTTTATAAATGCCGACTCCTCGTCCGTTTCAAGCGCCAGTCGGTGTTAGCCCTATTTTTAATTGGGAAACGCTTGGTCTACCGAGTAGTAAGGCTCAAGCAGCTCGTGATGCAGCTGCCTCCGCTCAACAACTTAGGAATTTAGGTAAGGGTACGCCACCACCGAGGATGGCGGGTATTTTTAAGCGCCCCAATATTCCTAAGGTAGCTCTTCCGATTGTTGGCACTGCTCTTAATGCTCTTGACGCAAGTCTTCAGCTTCAGGAAGGAAGGAGTCCTGAGCAGGTTGCCGTCAATTTAGGAGCTAGTGAACTCGGCGGTGTTCTTGGAGCAGGCGTGGGGAGTATCTTTGGTCCTCCTGGAACCGTAGTCGGGGGTGTCCTTGGTGCCGCCGGGGCAGATGCGTTGACTCGGGATCTTAAGTCTGTCGACGCTCGAGATATCGATCTGACTGACCCTGAGACGCTGCGTATCTTTAATGAGTACCGGACTCGAGGTCTAACTGGCCCAGGTTTCGAACCAGATATTCGTATGTTCGAAGCTATCCGTGCATCCCAGGAAGCTACGCAAGGACTCGATCGAGACTTGAAGCCTTTTTGGCAGAGGACTCAAGCTGGTGTTTCTCAAGAAAACGGATCTGTTCCTCCTGCTCCTCCTCAAGATCGCCCCGTTGAAGAGCGTCGTCCTCCTGTTTCCGTTAAGGTGCCTCCGACTTCCACGCCCTCCCCTGAGGAGCGCACCCAAGAAAACGACCTTGCTCGTTTCTACGTCGAGGCTCACATGCGCGGGTCAGAAATGGCGCAAGGCGGTGAACTGCAACGTCGCCTGTGGGAATCCGGTGAGATGCGCGGCATGACCCCAGAAAGCTTTATGAGCTGGGTGGAAGCTAACCCTGGGCTTGCTTATCGCGAAGCTTATCGTCGGGGTTTGTTACCTGAGTACGAAACAGATTCCTTTAAATAACTGAGTGCTCCGGTAAAGAGCATTAATGTGCTCCCCATCGCCCACAAGGTTAGGAGAACAGCAATTGATCTCTTAACCCCCCGTGGCCGATTTATAATTGGTTGAGGATTTCTGGCGTACAGCAAAATGTCTTTTGCTCCTGAGAACGAGTATATGAAGTATGGAATGATCGGAGAAATCCCTCAGTCGATGGTTCCTCCTTCCACTGCTGAGTTTGAAGCAGGAATCGATGATGCTGGGCGTAAAGCTCAGGCTTTTTTAGATATGTTCATCGCTAGCCCCGAGCTTGCTCAGGTTTATGGTCCTTTGACTCTTGAGGAAGCAAATACGAACGTCGGTCCTCGTTCTGAAGCTGAGGAAGCTGCACTTAGGGAACTGATTAATTTACCAGGAATCCGCGAAGGTGTTGAACGCGCCCGTATGCTTGGCAAGCTTAAAGGAGTTTAAGTGGACTCAGAGGTTTCACTGGCTGCTCTGGTTTACTTTTCAGTTAGTTACTGGCTAATTTGTTGGCTCGTTCTTTGCCTCTGTAAAAAGCTACTTCCTTAGAAATACGAAAGGTTTCGTTACGTTAGATCTCTTGCGTCGCAAGGCTTCCTAGAGTTGTTTGACTCGCAACACGACGGTGTTTGTTTCAAATGGCAATGTGAATCGCATCCACGAGCAGCTCGGCAAACTGATCGCGATGGCTACTCCTAAAGCTATAAATCGGGGAAGTAATACCTCGAATTTAAAGCAGCCCCCTTATCATTTAATGCACAGCCTCTCGTGGGACGAGAACGGCGAACTGCACATTGACTGATGCGACGGCGGCGCAGAGCATTTCACATTTGGGCGAATGCTCTTGGACCAAAAGCGTCCGATTGTGACGTTGTTTCAGATCGAGTTGCGTGGGTACGAACGTTCATTTTCGTGTCGTACCTCGTGACCAATTGTTTCATCATCGCTGGCGTTATTCGTCATTGGTGATTTAGAGTTTAAGCTCGCACTGCGGTAGGAGTAGTTTTGACTGATCAACCACTTCCTTTTCCGGGGTACGAGCAAATGATCCAGAATACTTACGAGAAGCAAGCTGAAGATAGGCTAAAGGATTGTCTGTATGAGTACCTGGACGATGATCGGATGATCAATCGTTTGCCTAGTATTATTAAGGGTACAATCATTGCAGCCTATAACGAACATGTAGATAGAGCAGCTCAGATTAACTTTGTGTACAAGGTGTTATTTCCTGAGGATCGTATCGACGATGTTTGACGAGGAAGATTTCGAAGTTATCCCACAAGACTCGTACAGCATCCTAGTTAGGGCTGCTTGGGGTGAGCAGTCGTATGTGAGCAGCTGGCATCTCGTGGATGAGAGAAAGATTCAGTTGACGCGTTGGACGAAGCCCGAGGGGTGGGGTGTAAAAAAATGAGCCAGAATGCAAGCTGTAGAAGACTAAGGGCAAAGGGCAGTAATAAAAAACGACGTCCTTGCAAGCTATTAGGGAAATAATCTCTGTGGAAAAGCGCTAGAAAGGCGTGTTTCATGCCTCAACGGAGCTCAAATTCTCCACACCAGTCAAGATGAGCGGTGACACGAGGCCACTGTGCTTTGGCTGGATCTGGTCCTTGCTTCTCCCGAGCGAAGGGAGCGTGGCGCCTGCAGAGACCATAAGCGTTGTGTTCTCCGACTTTTACTAAATCGAAATAAAGACAGTTGGCGCAGATTCGTTTGACGTCAGCCATTTAGGTTTGAGGCTCTTCGAAGACTTTGCTTGTGATTTTTTTGACGCTTTTAGCGCGTCCTCGTCTTAGGTGACCCCAGTTACTCGTGTCAGATACAAGCGTGTGGTCACCGCAGACATCGCAAACACCTTGTTTCAGTACATATGGTTTGCCAGAGGGGTCTCCGAACTCCTCGCCGCATGGCTCACAGATGGAGTGAGCCTTGTCGAGCTTCTTGAGGAGTTGGAAATTGTTCATTTGACTTTGCAGGCGAGTTGCCATCCGGTAAAGATAGCCAATTCCATGGACGCGAACGCCGTCAAGGCGCCATCGACACCCCTTTTAACATCAGGGTGACCGTAATCATCAAAGATTACAACGCCCCCAGACTTGACCATCGGCACATAGAGCGTAGTATCACGTGCTACAGAGGTTGGATCGTGTGCGCCGTCGATGTACAGGAGGTCAATCCACGGTTCGGAGCCAAAACGCCGATTCAGCTCAGGGAAAACGTCCCAGCTGCAACCTTTAAGGATCTCGATCTTGGCTGCGTTGTCGGATTTAGCGATATTTCCACGAGCAGTAAGCTCGATGCGCTCCAGTTCGGGGTAGTTTTCCGGTTTTTCGTGGTGTTCTGAGCTTCCGGTGAAAGGATCGATCGAAATCAGACGCGATTCCAGGTGATTCATATAGAAATCAGACCAGAAAGCCGAAGAGGCGCCCTCGTATACTCCGATCTCGACAATCTGCCTCTTAGCTTCCGGGTCTAGACGGAGATCTTTAGCTTCGTCCCTCGAGCAAAGCACCATGTCGGTGTTAAGCAGAGCGTCGTACCAGGACTGATTAAGGTCATACCGCTCGTCAAGCTTTTTCTTATTACCTTGGATTGCGACAGTAGGAGCCACTGTGGGAGCATCCTGCTTCATCTGGCTCATAAGCTCTTTGAATGAAGGCTTAGAAGCTGTGGTCATCTGAAGTTCTGTAAGCTCTCAGCATGGTAGCAGTATTTTCTTGACACGCTTAGGTGTGCTGTGTATGATGTGCATGTCACAAGGTGACCTACATGACTAACAACACCAACATCAACCTGGACTCCAAGCACGCAGTGCAAGCAGTTGCCGTCTATGCGGGCGTTAACTCTCTTACCAAGCTTGCTGTCTGGTTTGGGACACCTTTCCTTTTTATCTTGCTCTGGGTCGCGTTCTTCACCGTTAATCCCGCAGCCGTCGAAATGCGCCGAGAGGAACAGTGGGCTAAGGAGTGTCAGCTCAACAGCCTGCGTTTATACGGTGAGCCTCGTACAGCAGTTTGCAAACAGCTTGCAAGGCTTCAGAATTAGACCTACGGTAGGCAAAGCCAACCCCGAGCCTCGGTGTCCTCTTCCGATAAGAATCTCTCGGACGACGAGCTTCTTGAGCTAGCGATCAAGGAGCTCCAAGGGTTTATTGAAGAGGAGACGACACACTATGCGTTTATAGAAGATCCACGCAACGAAGACGACTACGATACTTTTGAGTACGGAACAGAGCCTCTTCCGTTTGATGACACCTGGGCTCACCCTGAAAACAAAGACTCCCGAGTCTCATCCTTTGTGGAAAATGAGGATTACTACAAGTTCGCGGAAGACTCCGTAGAACCCGAAGAAAGCTAGTATGCTGTCACCGCTGGCCCGAGTAGTCCAGCGGAAGAGACAAGCGACTTAAAATCGCTCCAGCGTGGGTTCGAATCCCACCTCGGGTACTTTTTTTATGTAAATGGCAGCTCAACTTAAACCCCACACAGTCGATCAAATTCGCGGTCTTCGTACCAACAAGGCTAAGTGTCCCTGTTGCAGTGAACCCGCTTTTGTGGTCCTTGAATCTAGAAAAGTCCCAGAAGGTACTCGGAGGAGACACACTTGCGAAAAATGTTTCTACAGGGAGACGCGGTTCGAAATTAGTAATGAGGCTTATCAGGAGCTTAAAGAACTTCGTATAGCTCTTAAGCACATTAAGAATTCACTGGAGCGTACGCAAACCTATGTCAAGCCAGAAGATACGGATCTTCCTTGTACTACGTGTGCTCATAAGACTAAGTTCGGATGCTCTTTCGATTACCCCGAAGCTGAGACTGTCGACGCGATCGGTTGTACGCAGTACTCAAAAGCTTAAGTTTGCTACTATGCTGACATAAATCAGTAGGGCGATGTCAAAACCCATCCCTGTAATTGGTACGGCGATTGTTAATAATCCCTATTGGTTACACAGGCTCTTCATGAGCATTGATTACCCTGTAGATAATTTTGTTGTTTTCAATAACAACGGTAGGGGTCAGATTACTGAGGAGGTGGAAGCTGTTAAAAGCCTTGTAAATCCCTTTGTGCGGAAGGTGCATGTAACCCACATGCCAGCCAATATCGGGTGCTCCGGAGCGTGGAACCTGATAATCAAAAGCTTTATGAAGGCACCCTACTGGGTGATCTCAAACCACGACGTGATGTTTGAGCCGGGTTTTCTCGGAGAGATGAGCTCAAAAGCAGAAGACGAAGAAGTTGGTATCGTGCACGGTTCTGGCGGCGGCTGGGATATCTTCCTACTTAAAGATTGGATGGTCCAGAAGTACGGGTTGTTTGATGAGAATCTCTACCCCGGCTATTGCGAGGATATGGATTATGGGATGCGCTTTATTCACGACGACGTCAAGCGCGTTTTAAGCCTGGAGCACGGGTACTACCACGGAACCAAAAAGGATTATTCCGACGGGTCTCAGACCTGGCGTTCCGAACCTCGCCTGCAGAATGCTGTTCACGTAGCGCACGAAATGAATAAGAGATACCTACACGCTAAGTGGAGCGAAGCGTGGCAAGCCCACGTTGAAGGAGAGACTTACAAAACTCCTTTTAATATCCCTGAGCTTCCCAACAGCTTTACTACCTGGGACCTGGAGTTCTGTCGTCATAAGAATCTAGGTTTTTAGTGTTACTATGCTTCCACTTGTTAGGTCGTTATGGTCTCTGTACGTCAGGCTTTCCCTTCGGCAATCCTTTCAGTAGACGACGATCCTGCTACACAGTCATTCTCTAAGTTTGACTATGTCCTCAGGGCTTTATCGACTGCCTCGAAGCTGAGGCTTTCTATTGATAACCCCTTTGCTAACTGCTTCCCCGGTGATCATTACCGGCTGTTAGCTGGTCTTTTGACACACCTTGTTGATGACGAAGGGCAGGTGAAGATTGTCGATGTTGGTACTCACTACGGCACAGGGACCCGTGTGATGCTCGATTACGCGTTTGAGGCTGTGGTCGATACGTTTGATGTTCTTCCTTGGCACCAGTTCGAAACTACCTACCTAACACCGGATGACTTTGTCTCAGAGGGAGGTCGACTGACTCAGTTCACAGATAACCTACAGGAGCCTGAAATCTTTGAGGCTCACAGGGACAGGTTTATTGAGTCTACCTTTATCATGTGTGATGGACCTAAGGACGGTAAGTTTGAGGAGAAGTTCTTAAGCCTTTTGTCTACGGTCACCTTCTCCAAGAAGAACCGTTGGTTATTTTTAGATGACATCCGTTTTGAGTCGGAAGTTATGAACTGGCGTCGGATACAGAGTCCCAAGCTTGATCTAACTTCGTTTGGTCACTTCAGCGGCTCTGGTTTAGTTGATATTTCTGAAGGTTTTAAATTCGCTTAAGCTAGCTACTTCGGGGTTACAGGGGAATGCCTTTCTATTCTTCACATACGTCTAGCGGACGATTGCTGAATACTCTTAAGGATCTCCTGGATCGTCGCGAGCTATCGTCGTTCGCCTTAAGTAAATTAGCTTCCTTATCGCCTACCACGACGCGCAAGATATACTCTGACTCTAACTATATTCCTTCTCCAGACGTACTAGAGAAGCTGTGCATCACGCTCGACTGTACGCCAGGCGATATTCTCGAGATACGCGGTAATATAGATAAATCAGCCGTGGTGGTTTCTGGTGTTCTCTAAAGCCGATTACGAACTAGCTGCTCGGATTCTGGGACTGCCTGTTCCTACGACTCCCGCAGAGATGGCAGCAGCAACCCCTGCGACTGCTGCAATTGTTCGTCGTTTTGCTACTGCCCTGCCCCCGATGCCTGGGCACGAGGCGGATGAGGGTATGTACACCGGGGCAACCCATTCACTTAATGGTTATCCCGACAACAACAACCCCATGCAGCGCACTCAGCTTGAGCAGCGCATGCGGGTTACTGATGATAACCCTAATGACGAGTATTTGCTTTCTCTGATCGCAGAGTTAGAGCCCGAAGAATTCGCTCTTGTTGTGCAGCTGCTGCAACAGCTCGCTGATCAGCAAGACGAGCACATGGATATGCTTTCGGCTCAGCGTCCTGCTCAGTACGACACACCCAACCTGGGTTCTAACTACTCGATGCTGAATGCTCCGGCCTCGAACAATATCGCTCCCTCTGAGAACTTCCAGTATCTGAGCTGATGAGACACAACGTTCGTGCACAACAGCTACGCGAACGCGATGTTCGTCAGTTAGCTCCTTCTTTAGAAACAACTTCGTTTCTGAAGATGTACATCGAATCCAACTTTCCACAGACATCAGCACTGCCCTCTGTGGATCAGAAGGGTATGCAGTTAGGCGTACAATCAATGCCTAATGAACTACAATCAATAAAGAAGCCGCCGTCAGGCACTAGTTTCGACAAACCGGGTCTTTCTTAACTATGGCTCCTGCTGTTGCTGCCGCTGCCGCTCCTGCCGCTGCTGCTGGAGGTGGTTCTTTTATTAGAGCTGCTTTAGCTGAACTTCTCGGTAATGTCGGCGGTGAGGTATTAACCCGTGCCTCGTCCGGTATTGGTCGCTTAGGTGAAGCACCTCCTGCGGTTGCACAAGGGGGTAAATATTTAGTTGGACCCAGTGAGCTGGCAAACCTCGAGCGGGTTTACGGCAAGGAGAACTTAAACCGAGCCATTCTCCGACTGGCGACTCTGGGGATTGTCGATCTACCTCAGATCGATGTGCGTGAGCGAATCGAGGAGGATGTGAATCGCCAGCGTGCGATGGCTCAAGAACTAGGTGAGCGCGAGCGGGCTATGGCAGAAATCAACGCCTCAGCACAGATTATTCCCGCTCTTGCTCAGATGGCGGGGACTCAAGCGGTGGCAACCGGTGGCGCAGCTCAAGAATTCCTGCGTAACTATCTGGCGCGCCCTGATTTCCAAGGATCTCTTAGTACAATTGGGACAGGGAAATAAAGAAGATGTCGACTTCATTTTTTGATACTGCAGAAGGACGGGCACTTCAAGCTCTTCCCCAGATTCTTGGAAGGCTGACCAAGCCTTTTGAGGCTCCTGGTGAAATTAATCGGTTAGCCCAGAAAATGGCTGGGCAGCAAGCCCAACCTCCAGTTACTACAGAAGCCGAAAAGCTGGCCAAGGAACAGGATCAGAGGGCCAAGGAAATGGAGGAGAGGGCTGCTGAAGCCCAGCGGCGCACTCAAGAAGCCGAGCAAGCTGGTCAACAGCAACGAGGACAAGCTCAAAGCGGCACCTTCGGAGCTCAGGAGCAGACTTTAAAGATTCTTCAGCAGCTGCTCCAGCAGTCGATTGACCCGAAGATCCTTCAGCAAAGGGCTGATATTGACGCTGCTCTTTACGAGCGTCAAGTTCGAGCTGCTAACCAAGCAGCGATGGAGCAGACCCGCGAGCTGACTCAGAGGGCTGTTGAAAAGGAAACCATCAACGCTTGGTCCGCTATCACCCAGAAGCAGATTGATCGCGATACGCAACTGGCCGTGGGCATGATGAATCTGAGCGCCACGCTCGGCATGCCGAACCCCAATGTTCTTGCGGGTATGGCAGCTAGTTCTCGGACTGGTGCCGCTGGCTTCTCCCCCGTTAAAGCGCTGTACTGATCATGGGTTTTCTTCCGGCACTAGCGGCAGTTGGAACCGCAGCAGGCGGTATTGGATCTTTAATCAGCTCTTTTACGGGAGGGGGCGGAGGTTCATCCTCTGGTGGCGGCGGTAGTGGTTCGGATTACTTTTCTCAGTATGGCGCTCTTGCAGCTGCCATGAACAATCCGCTGACCGCTGCTATTAACGGTCTTGCGATTCTTCAGGGTTCTCTTGGCGGAGCACTTGGTCTCGAGGGTTCGACGATCGCTAACTCTCAGCTGGGTATCCTTAAAGAAGCCCTGAATCGAGCTGAGAAAGCAACAACGTCCCAAGCTGCTGTCACTACGGGGGCAGCTGGTGCTGGTATCGATACTCTTAAGAACCTAGCTAACGCACGGACTGCTACTGAATTAGCTGGTCCTCAGTTTTTGGGTCAAGCAGGTTCTGCATCCTTGGCTGGTGAGAACGAACTCGCTCGAACCCTGGCAAGCACCAATCTTGGGTTGAGGCAACTGCAGGAAGCTACGCGTTCCGCCGTGGCTCAGAAGCAAGCCGATACTCTGGCTGACGTCTTCAGCACTCGAGCTAAGACCGAGGGTAGTCTCGCCCTTGGTGCTCAAGCACTTGAGAGTGGCTTAAAACTTCAGCAAGCCAAAACTCTCAGTGACCTTGCGAATATTCAAGGGCAAACTAAAGCTCAACTTGCTATGAAGCGCTATGGTGCTAGCCAAGCTCTGGCTGGTACGCGTTTCTTTGCATGATCCAATCCAAAGTCGGAGATTCCACCACGGTTGCTTCGTGGCTGGATTCGCTCAGCAAGTCCCAGCGTGATGCGTTTACGTATTACGCTAAAAACTCTACAAGTGATATAGAAGCGTTTCTCTTTGCTCGCTTCTTGAAACCTGGGTACGAAGGCTCTATTTCTGACTTAACTGCGTTTATCCAGGAGCGCTACCCGAAAGCAGATCTAAGAAAAGATCTGTTGATCGAGATTGATGCGTTGAAAATGGATCTTGGCAACGTCAGACAAATGACGCTGACCGGGATGTTAGACCACGCAACTGCAGCAACCAAGATCGCTGTTCTGCAGAAGGAACTTAGATCCCATATTCAAGCAGTGCGTCAGCTGACCGATGGTCTTGATCGACGCGGGCTTCTCTTAGCGGGTGCTGATCGCTGTCTTCGAGAGCTTGTTAATAGCTTTGAGGACCAGCCCACAATGAGCGCGCTTCTCGAAGAAGCGTCATTGATTGTGTGGTCAGTGATTGAACGCGAAGAGAAGACATAAAAAAGGGAGCCTGTAAGCTCCCCACCGACGTGTTTAATGAGAGCGAACTCCCTTGGCTTCTAGATTAAACACGTTGCATCAAACTTAGCACGTTTAGTACTGGCGTTCTAAAGATGCCCATGAAGGAGTCGTTTACGCCGAGTGACATAACGAGCTCCTCTTCATCCTCGATGAAGCAACCAAAGGGAAGGATGCAAGCTGGTTGATGCGAGATGTCGTTTCCAACTGCATCCGTCCAGGTGATTAAATCATCGTTAGTCGAACCTACGAAGAGAGGCTCCTTCATCATGCGGACGATCTTCGTCTGGTCTTCATCGAGTGTGTAGGCGCTAAGCGCATACATGAGGTACGGTCTCTTATCGAGCTCGTGCACCATGTACTTGAAGTGGTAGAAAACAAGCCACTCGTCCCCAATCTGCACAGGTGCGGTTGAGTTAAAAGTCGGGTGGTTGCCTGTAACTTCCTTCAAACAGGACGAGTCGATTACCTTGTCTTCCTGGCCAGGAGTCTTGATGACGATCGGAGCCGTGGAGTAAAGGAGTTTTAGTTCGTCTCCTTTGGAGTAGAAACACCAGTTTTTCTCCGCTGCTCCGTCCTGAAGGTTCCGTCCTAGAGGAGGGAAGAAGCAGTCGACGAGCTGACCCCACTCGTCAATCAATCCTGTGCAGACCTTGGGGCTCTTAACCAGTTTGTGCTTCGAGCTATCCCACTTACTGGCGTAGCTACTTGTGATGAACTGGCAGTGGAGCTTGTCGTCGGGCGACAGGAAAAGGCGAGGGTCCTCGTAGCTGAGGCGATGCTTACCTGCCCTTAGTTTCCTCGGAGCGACAATCGTGTCGTCCCTAAGCAGCTCTCCTACGTAAATGTCGGTTGGCGTGTTGTTGTAGTAGAAGTACTTCATGTCGTGCCGGAACACAAAAGGTTCTGGTTGTGATCGCCACGCAATCAGTGTCGATCCATGGTGCTTAAGTACGCAAGGACTGAAGTTAGCGACAGCCGTGGGAGGCAGACCATCAGTTATTCGCACGAACTCCCCACCAATCTCCTGCGCTTGGAGGTATACGGAGGGAAAACCTTTGCTTGAAGGGAGGTGGACTTTACGAACTGCTCTGTCGTGATAAGTCCGATATCGGTGGAATTGCAGACTCACTTGCTCAGCTCCTCCATGGCGCGTTGGAAACCTTCGGCGATTCGGTCCCACCTGTAGGACGGATTCTGCGTGACCTCAAAGCAGGACTCAGCAACTTGATTTCTGTAGGTCTCGTCCTCGTAGAGCTCAGTCAGTAGCTCTGCCATGTGTCCTGTGTCTACGATTCCCCGCTCCACACCAAGATCTTTGTCGTAAATCCAAGAGGCAACTCGGGCGAGAGGCGCTTTGTTTTTCCAGATGTCGGCGCAGGACGTGTGGTCAGGTAAGACCTGAGCTCGCTTACAGGAGGCGTGCTCGAAAGGAACGAGACCCCAGCCTTCTCCGTTTGCCGTATTGATACCGACATCGCAAGCGTTGTAGATCTTATTGAGCAGCTCGTCAGGGGGAGCGTTGACGTAGTTGATGTTGTTGGAGGTCATGATCAGTCGTTGATCCGACTTAAGACCATTCCGCTTCATCTCCGTCTCAAACAGAGCGCGGACGTCCCAACCGAGGTCCTTCTCGCTCATATGGAGATACAGCATCGTATCTGGTTTGTCTTTAGCGAACTCGACAAACGCCTTGATGGTCAAGTCGATTCGTTTGCGCGGCTGGTTTCGGTTTGCGTTGAGAACGATGAACTTATCTAAAGGCAGCTTCAGTTGCCTGCGAGCCTCATCGCGCTCCATGGCGAAGAACTTAGAGGTATCGATGCCGTGAGGCACCACACCCATCAACTTGGGGGTGATGCCGTGCTTCATGAGCCTTTGAGCCTGCTCGATCGTGAAGGTGATCGCGAAATCCCAGTCCTTCACATAGCGAAGGTGGCTCTCGATATACCACTCCGAATCGATCGGGAAGTAGGCGATGAATTTAAATCCAAGCGTGGACTGAAGGAGGTGAATCCTTTCCCAGACTTGGTTGACCACCCAGATGTCATTCAGGCAGATGATGAAGTCTGGATCTTCAGCTTCGACGACCTGTGGTAATCGGCCTATACCAAAGCGATCAGACGGGTTATTAGCTGCAGCGGGGTAGACCTTAAATGGGAGATTATGAGGATCTCCAGCGTAGTTGATACCAAACGCGACTACTTCATTATCTTTTGCTAGGTGCTCAAGAATACTATGTGTGACTCTAGCGAACCCTGTGTTCGAAAGAATGTCTCCGTACCAGAGAATCTTTGCCATTTAAAGGTAGAATCTGGCTATTAGTATACAGACATCTTTTAAAAGGACATGCCGAGTAGAGAGTCATTTGCTTATCGACGTGCTCTTAAGCTGCGTGCAGCAAAAGCTGTAGACTCTGAGGCACCGGAGTTAAGTTCTATATTTACCAGGGCAGCAGATGACTTCTCTACCTTCTGTACTGTTATGGATAAAGCCCCAGCAAAGCATATGCTGGAGTGGCATCAACACTTAGTGACCGGGGAGAGCAATCGATACCTTATAGATATTGCTGGTCCCAACCTGGATATCCTCGCTCCTCGGGGTAGCGCCAAATCCACGGTTCTCAACATGTTTACCGCCTGGATTATCGGGCGCCATACGACCGCAGGTCTCCCCCTTCAGATCATCTACTGCTCGTACAACATCGCTACTGCCATCCCGAAAAGTCGAATCATTAAGCAGATTATTGACTCCTCCACGTACAAGAAGATCTTCCCGAAGGTTCAGTTGCGTTCAGGCATGCAGTCGGATATCGGCTGGAGTATCGATTTCGACTATGCGGGCATCAGCCGTGTGGGCGACGAGGAATTTACTCTCCGTGCTGCTGGTCTGAGGGGTTCTATCACCTCAAAACGTGCGCACCTCGTTATCGTCGATGACCCTATTAAATCAAGTACGGACATTAAAAACCCGACTATTAGGGAGGAGATGAACAACAACTGGAGCTCCGTTATTGCTCCGATTATTTTTGAGGGCGGGCGAGCTATTTGCTTGGGTACTCGATTCCATCCGCTTGACATCCACAAGACGATGTTTGTTCCGCAGAAAGGCTGGAAGCAGGTCACTCAAGAAGCTTTGACTTATGACGATAAGGGAGAACCAGAAAGCTATTGGCCTGAGCAGTGGAGTGTTGACTATTTACAAGGTCAGAAAGAGCTAGATCCAGTTGCTTTTGCCTTCCAGTACCAGCAGCAACCTGTGATGACATCTGATCTGGTTCTCTCTCCAGATCTTTTGATTAAGGGTGACGTCGTAACTGAGTTCGATAGCCTCGCTGTTGGTATCGACCTCTCCGCGAGTAAAAACGAAACCTCAGACTACACAGCGTTTGTACTTGCTGGGAGGTTAAAGGACAAGTACTACGTTATTGATGCGCATCAAGTTCGTTCGATTGGCAACTTGGAGAAGATAGATCTTCTCTGCAAGATGCTCGTGGAGTGGGGCATTCTTCAGGAGAACAGTGAGGGCGAGTACTTCCCCACTTACTCCACATGTACTTTGGTCGTTGAGTCGGTTGCTTACCAGGCTTCACTCGCTGCTGACCTTAGACGTATCCTCCTCAGTGAACGGGGTCTTGGCAACATCCACATCCACGAGGCGAAAGGTTTCCGTGGCGACAAGATCGCTCGATTCAGAGGTACTCTCGGGTTGTTAGAGAATAAAAAGGTGGTCTTTAACCGGTTCCGAAAGTTCGATGCTCTTTTTGATCAACTGATCAATATTGGTGCAACCTCTCACGACGACCTTCTCGATGCTTACACCTGGGTGGTTACCTACCTACAGCGGCGAGGTAACTTCGAAATGGAGTATTGATAATGACTTGTTCTAACGCTTCTCTATACTCCTCCAAGTATTTTATCGCCATCACGGCGCACAACCCTCTGGCTCGGTTTGACCCCCTGCTCGAGGTTCTTCGTGGCTACGAGGAGCTGCCTGGAACTAAAGAGGTGTTTATATTTATTGACTATGAGCACAGAGAGGACAAAGACACTTTACTTAACTTAATACTTAGTAACGTAAAGAGATTAGTTATTGACGTTGTTATTGCTCCCGAGGAATACAAAGGATTCTCGCTCACTTGGAGTCATAAGGAGCTCTTGAAGTTAGCCGTGGAAGCGAGGGCGTATGACTTCTACCTCTATAGCGAGAACGACATGCTCCTGACGAGTGAGAATTTCTTCTATTGGTTTAGTTGGAAGGATCGCTTAAAACCTTTAAACCTCGAGCCAGGTTTCTGCCGTTTCGAGTCGTTTAACGAAAAGTACGTCCCGTTTGATAACTACCGTAGGTGGAACTTAAATAATCCGACTCCTTCGGTTTGGGGTGATCGACCTTACACAGTCGAGACTTACTTAACTCCGTCTTCGGAATTTATAGGTTTTGCCTCTTTAGGTAATCCTTATGCCGGGCTGATGATTCTGGATCAGCAGATGGCAGAAGACTACGTCAATTCAAAGAGTTTTGATCCATTGGAGAGCTACGAGTTAACTAAGCACAGATGCTGGCCAATTGCCGATCGAAGCTCGATGGGGACAATTTTTGAAAACCTTCGTTCGGGACAGGAACATCGCAGGGTGGTTCCGCTCGTAAGCTCGAACGGCACTGTGCAGATCGCTCCTTGCGGACTCCTGGAGCATCTCGATACGAAGTACAGCGAAGAGCTCAGCACGAAAACAGACAATCTGCTAGACATCTCTGAGATTTTTGTTACCTGATGCTCTTCGAGGAAGATAGATTCTTGTTTAATGAGATCGACGACCTTTCACCCAGCAAACCTATGCTCTTTAGTGATCCTGTAGATCATCCTGCACACTACACGCAGGGTTCCATTGAGTGTATTGATGCGCTTGAGTCTGCCTTAGGTAAGGAGGGCTTACGTTCTTACTGTCGGGGAGCCTGCCTGAAATACCTTTGGCGTACCGAATTTAAAAATGGTGTCGAAGACCTAAAGAAATGCGCGTGGTATCTGCAGAAATTAATCGAAATTTCTGAGGAGGAGAGTTAAACTTAGTTTGGAGCTCTTTTACTATGGATATTCGCGCTTTTGGTTCTGTCTTTGGACAGACTTCGGTGCTCCCTTACGGAAGCGGACTTTCCTGGCAGCCTTCTGATGGCGAGGCTAGGTTCCCCACTTGTCGGGGGCTTTACCTGAATGCTTCCTCTAGTAGCACTGTCTATCTAGAGCTTTCTGATAGTCCGGGACAGTATTTGCAGTTTACGGCCACGGCGCCGTCCTTGGTTAATCTGGCCTGCACTGCGATTAGTGGTGGGACGATCACCTCAGCGAACGTTCTCTTCTGATGAACCCTTATTTAAATGCCGCCACTGATTTCTCGGAGGCGTATCGCAAACAGATTGCTGCATCTGAGCAGCAACGTCGATCAGACCTCTTTTCAGATGAGGCTTTTGCGGATACACAAGAGGAGGAGGCGGCAAGCCTTATCGGCGAACCGACGCCTCAAGCGCCAATTCCTCCTACTGAGTATTCTGACGGTGTACCCAACGGTACTCCTGACGATATGGGTGACAACAGTGGGAATATTTTGGCGCGAGCTAAGCGCCGGGTGAGCCAGTACTTAAACTCTAAAAACTGAGTTAGTATGCTGCCAGAGTTTTCTGGTTCGCGTGCTCATAGATTGCTTCCCCTACTTCAATGAGCGAGAGATCCTCGAACTGCGGATTCGTACGCTTGAGGACTCTGTAGATGGTTTTCTGATTACGGACGCTAACCGTACGCATAGAGGTGAGGAGAAAGAATTCACGTGCTTAGAGACCATTAGAGAGCTTGGTCTCCCCGAAGAGAAGATTCAGGTTCTGCATGTGGAGCTGCCTTCTGCCGAGGAAGCTCCTGACCCTTGGATTCGTGAGCGTGGTCAACGCGACGCTCTGGGAGTCGGGCTACACATGATGCCTGACGACACAGTTTTTATCTGTTCGGACTGCGACGAGATCGCTAACCCAGATAAGTTTCAGGAGCTCCTAAGGGTCGTTGAGGAAGAGAAGGAAAATGTTGTCCGATTAAGCATGTCTATGCACTATGGTCGTGCGGATCGTCAGCTCGTTTCGCCTGAAGGCGAGCTTTTTGACTGGCGATGTGGAGTCGTCAGCACCGTGGGACAACTAAAAGATTTTGGGACTTTGTCCTCTATGCGCGCCACACAAGCAAACCGTTATTTCGGTGATCGCGACGCGGGCTGGCACTTCTCTTGGATGGGCGACTCCGATAAGCGCAAGCTGAAGCTCAGGTCGATTGCCGAGTATTACATCTGGGACCGTCCCGAGGTACAGAAGTTGTGTGATGAGTTTGAGCCTGAAGAAGGCAATACCGACATGCTTGGTCGGGAGGATCATTTGCTGACTTCGTATCCCGTTGAAAATCTCCCGAAAGAACTGGTTAAACTGGAAAGAGTAAGGAATTATCTGTTGCCCGATGTCCGATAAAATGCCCGCTGAAGTCTTAGCGCGTTTTAAAGAAAAGCAGGAAGAAACCAAAGCTCCTAGCGGTGAGGAACTTCGCGGCGACTCTGAAAAGCGCACCCGTGCTCGGGATAAAGCCCGTAAGCACAAAGAGATGAAGTCTTCTAAGTAATCTTATTTCGGGTTTTTAGCCCGCAGCAGTGAATGCCTTCCGCCTCGACTGAAAGCAGAACAAGGTTCAACGAGATTCTGGAAGCTTCGCGCACTCAGGATCGGAGCAACCAATCGGCAACGATGGTTGTGCTGAGCCACTTACAGCAGATGACCCTTCTCATGATGAAGAAGGGTCTCACTTTCTACTGTGAGCAAGACACCTATAGGAGCCGTACGCGTTTCCTAGAGGATGTAATCAAGCTGAACCGGCTGGATATTCGATTCCCTTCGATTATCCGCAACTTCCTGATCGACGGCTGTGGGCTTTTTTACTTTCGCCCTGACCCGAAACTCAAGTACCAGATTTATTTCTTCAATAAAAACCAGTATCGCGTCTACCACGACCTAAACGGTGAAGTTGAAGAAGTAATTATCATCTATAGCTATAAGGTAAAGAACGCAAACTTAGGTTTACCTAGTAATAGCTACGGACAGAACAAGCGCTACGTCCGCCTTTCTATTACTGCTGAGGAAATCACTGAAGTTGAGACCGACACTGAACTCAGTTTCGATCTCGAGCCCGGCGCGATCTTAAGTCCTGCCAAGAAACGCCCTAATACCCTTGGTTTTGTCCCTGCGGTTGAGGTTTTAAACAAACCGAACGCTAGCGGTACCGAAGGAGAAGGTGAGTTTGACCCGTTCATGGAGCAGATCGTGCTTCATGATCAGCTGACTCGTAACATTGCCAAAAATATTGAGTTCTTTGGCAACCCGACTCTGATCAGTTCCCGTCCTCGTAGTGATCTGGTCGAAGCGAACGATAGTCAGAGCACCTTTAGGCCAACTATTAGTAGTCAAAGCGGTTTTGCTGGCGCCGACAGTCCGTCGACGCGAGTTAGTGAGCCCTTTGGCGCTGGTATGGGCTCTGGTCTCCGCGTGCCGCGAATCATCGCGAACGTTGAACCTTCTGACCGAGTCGGTTACATGACTCCTGACCCCGTGAACGGGGATATGAACCGGTACACGCTTCTCCTTCGGGAGGAGATTCGTACCGCTCTGGGTGGTGTCGACGAGATTTCGATCTCTGCCGGTGCCACCGCAACGGAGATCAAGGGTCTGATGGGTCGTGCTCAAGCCACGGCTCTTCGGAAAAACAAAAGCTTCCTGATCTACGGATTTAATCGTCTCCTGGAGATGATGATCTACCACCAGGAGCAGATCTTCCGCGAATCTTTCCTGCTGGCTTCCGGCATGAAAGAACCCAAACCCCCTAAAGAGGAGACTCCGGAGTCACTCGAGAAGTACCAGATTTCGGTACTGAAATTCGAGACCAAACTTGACGAGGCAATCAAGAAAGCCGTCGCAGAAAACAAAGTACCTCGTGGTGTTGTCGGTCTCCCAGAGGATGGTGACCGCGAAGTTTCTTATCGGTATCAGGGTGATGTTTATGAAGATACGTCTTATGACGTTCTTCAAAAGTCCATGGTCGTCCGCAACATGCAGGAACTAGGTGTAGACAGCCTAGAGGCCATGAAATACCTTTTCCCCGACAAAACTGATTCTGAGATAGCGGAAATGCTGAAGGGTTTCCCCTTCCGCATGATCCAACAAACTCAATCTGCGATGCAACAATTTCTGGTATTATTATCCCAGATGTTGCAGTCTCCGCATCCGCTTGCGCCTAACCAACCGCTTGCGGCAGATCCTAGACTGAATATCACTCCGCTCCTTTATAGGACGTTTGACCACCTAGCGGAAGAATTAACCTACTCGGGTAGCTATGAGCCAGCAGATCCAAGCTTCGACCCCGAGCCCGGTCTCCCCGGCGGCAGCCCCGGCGGTAACCTCGGACCAGGGCTCGACCGCCTTCCCGCAATGGGTGGCGCAAACAGCTACCCCGGCGGTAGCTTCGGTACCTACAGCCCAACCGCCGTCGCAGGTGGCACCGGCTACGGACCCTTCTATCAGCAACCAGTACAGCCCGTCAACGTCCGTCTCCTCCCCGAGCAACCCTTGGGAAGCAGCAATGGGTTCCCTGGAGCGGGTGCTGTCCCAGGTCAACTCTCAATCCCTCAGCCAGGAACCACAGTATCCCTCCCAGACAACTGGTCTGCAGGGTACGCAACAGATCAATCAGAATTTACAGGCCCAACCCTGGGCTTACCAGGCGCCCCAGGAAGCGCAGATCTCGTCTACCAACGCCTCACAGACCCAGGCTTCCTCTCAGGCTTCTACGGCCCGGACGAGCGCCGCTCCGGCAATCAGCGACGCAACTCGCGCCGTCGTTGAGCACTTCGGTGTCGAAGCCCCTGGCATTCTGAATCAGTACGCATGCGCCCTCGAGGACATGCTGATCCAGCAAGCAGGTGCGATGGATGATCTGTCTGGCCGTCACAACGCCATGCAGACCATCCTGACCAACCCCGACACCCTGGCTGACTACACCGATCGCTTCTTCACCGAGGTTGTCCCCGTGGATATCGACGGACCTGCTGCTTCTCCTCAGCAACAGGCTTACCAGCAGAGCTACGACATGCCTGCTCCCCCCGCTAACGCAGGTGGTTCTCAGCAGAGCGTGAATCCCCAGAACCAGTGGGAGCAATTCAGCGACGTCATGAACCGTAGCCCCGAGAACGCTTGGCGCTACCTCAGCAACATGGGTCCTGAGGCCCTGCGCAACAAGCTCCTGTTCATGGACGCTGCCTGATAGACTTTCACCGGAATATCGCTCCGACCCTCCTTCGGGAGGGTTTTTTATTGCTAGTCTTTTAGAAGCAACTTAAGGATTATGCGCGCTCTAGGTGAACTTCGTCGCAAGCCTCCCCTCGAGGCGCCCAAAGCTCAAGAGCCTGCTCCCCAGCAGACCAGTGAGCCCGCCCCCGCTGCTCAGGACACGTCTTCGTTTGACGAGTCCGTGGTCATCGACTGACCCCTGGACGAAATTCTTTTCTTTATTTCTTCCTCAGCCAGCTTTTCTAAGCTGTTGAGCATTCTTACTCCTGCATATCCGCAGATAAAGGAGGCAGCTAATGCCTCTTTTTTTGTGAGCTTAAATTTTTCAGCTACTGCTGGGCTCACGAACGTGGCCAGCAAGTAACCGGCAAGTATCGTTTTAACTAGATAAGGTATAAAACGTTTTACCCTCTGTGGATGCACAAGTACGTCAGTTATTGATCCCGACGAGGACGCTATACATATCTCTGGGTCCTCTAGGAACACCGAAAAGGCCTCTCCAGAAGGTAACTGCATCGGCCTCTTATATCTCTAAAAATTTTAGGGCATTAAAATAAATTTATCGGGAGTGACACGATGGTCTACACGCCTCTAACTAATTGGAAATACGATAAAAACCTGTATCACCCCGTTCAGTCAGGTCCTCAGCGAACTGGTGACGACTTAGATATTCGTAACACCTATGTAGTTGTTTCCAGCGGATATGTGTATCCGAGTGGAGTACAGCAAACTTGGGTGGGCGTGAATCTTGAAGGTGCTGACTTCGGGAATATCCCAGTTGGTCCTCCAAACAGTAGTGGATATTTAAATACGGAGTGGAGATCTGTTCCGGCAGCACTTTCTGGCTACTGGACTGATTACAACAACGTAAATCCACACGCGTCGGGCTTGTTAGATAGTTACCTGGGCTTCCGTGCTCAGGGTCTGTACCACACTGCTAACAGCAACGTTCAAACCGCACTAGGCCCTCAACCGGGTTTGAGGGATTTTGGCGCTTATACGTGGTACGGAGCCTCTGTTCCTGACAATCAGAACTACTCACCGTTTCAAACTCCTTCAAACAATACGAGTACAGAAGGAGGCATCACAGGGGGTCCGGGATCGTTTGAGCGGGTCAGAACACCGATGCTCACTAACCCGACTAACGACACAAGCGGATCCAGAGCAGCGTGGGAGTACAACTACCCTGCTTACTGCCGCACATACGCAGAAGCAGTTCGAAGCACCGCGCCTGGGCAGATGAGTTCGGTAACGCGTTTTAGTTATCGAGGTAAGTCCACGCGTTACGTTCCAAATTACGGTTCAACATATGGTGTGCTTGGTGAAGGTGTACGCAATATGGTGAGAACTTTTAGCCCCGGCACTAAAATTTAACCTCTAAGATTGCGACACTATTCTGCTCTTATAGCGACTTAACTGCCCTAAACTTACCTTTGTAGTTTCTTCTGGATCTTATCGATGTTCATCGATAATGATTTTCCGAAGATTCTTGGTGCCGAACTGTACCGTCCGCACCCCGCATACATCGTTGAGATGGCTGCGGAGCCTGTGGTTGTTCACGATTTCTCGAAGCAACCCGGCCAGACTGTGCAGCTCGACCGTTACCGCTTCTTCGGTAACCCCGGCTCCAAAGAATCTCGCGAACGTACTGCTGAGCAGACCATCGGTACTGCTAACAGCCGCAATATCGTCAAGGACAAGGTCCTGGTGACTCTTAAGGAGTACACCGGTCCTGCTGATCCGTCCGATCCCACCCAGCCGAGCACCTTCAAGATTGCTCGTGAGACCCTGATCACTGCTCAGCGTCTCCTGCTGGATACCGGCAACCTCACCACCTTCCACCAGTCCATCGGCAGCCTGACTCTGCTGGATGACTACCGTCGGTGGCGTGATCGGGTGTTCATCAACGAACTCCTGAAAGCCGTTTCTAAGGGCCAAGCTTCCGATTCCCAGGGTGGTTACTACTTCCCCGGCGATCTGGCAACCGGCGCCCTGACCTACACCAACGCCGAGCAAGCTAAGTTCGACGTTAAGGATGACCTCCTGCGCGTGGTGAAGAGCCTGCGCAAGCGGAACACTCCTACCTTCCAGGATGGTTTCTATCGCTGCGTTTGCGATCCCACCTTCCTGATGCACCTGCGTCAGAACAGCGACTTCCGTGAAGTTGCTCGTTATCCTGGCAACGGTCAAATCAATCCCCTCATGTCCGGCATGCAGCCCAACGCTGCGCTGTACATGGGTCAGGGCTTCGGTCAAGCCACCTTCGTGGCTGGCGAACCGATTATGCCCACCGGCTTCGTGTTTGAAGGCGTGCGCTTCTTCGAAAGCACCAACATGCCTACCCAAACCCAAAGCGCAACCATCGGTGGCACCACCTCTGACTACAACGCAGCAGTTGGTATCTTCTTCGGTCCTCAGTCGACCGGCGTTGGCATCGGTGGCAACAATGCTCAGGTTCTCCTGAACAACAACGACGACTTCAGCCGTTTCATCATGATGATTTGGAGCCTGTACGCAGGTTTCGAACTTCTGAACGCTGACTTCGTCACCGTTGGTTACTCTTTCGACGCTTGAGGAGGTAACTAACAATGGCGATCAACTCTAACCAGTTGCACGTTGCCAAGATTTATCCTGGCAACTACACCAACGTTCTTCGTTACTGGCACGAAGAAAAAACCATGCAGTTCGAGAACGCCAATGGCGTTCAGACGAGCTACACCAACCAGCCCGTTGGTGGCCCCGTGGGCGTGGTCTTCCGTCCCGGCTGGATTGCCCAGCAGGCCGTCGGTTATGTGGACCTGAGCTTCCAAGCTCTGGGTTCCACCAACCAGCTGTCCTACTACACCCGTCCTTATGGCTCGGGTCAGAACAGCGCCGAGCAACCTTTCCTGAACGGCGAGGTTATCGTTCCTTCCCCCGACTTCCACAAGGATGTCCGGGCCGATATCACCGACGGCATCAAGGCTCCTGCCGGTGCTTACGTGTATCGCGCTTCTCTGCGTGTTGACGGTGGTGATCTGGTGAGCTCCGGCGTTGCCGGTGGTTCCGCCACCCCCACCCTGACCCTGATCCCCGCTGTGGGCCAAGGTCTGAAAGTCGACGGCACTGTTGTGTCTGGTCAGTTCGGTACCTCTGTTACCGGCGCCACCAGCCGCATTGCTAACGGCAGCACCGCTTCCACCAACATCATCGACTCCAGCAGCCTGTCTGCCCTGGGTGCCGAGACTCAGTGGAAACTGTTCGCTTCCAGCAGCCAAGCCGCCTCTGGTATCTTCCAGGGTTCTGGTGTGTACGATCCTCGTGCCGCCGCTGGCAAGCTCTCCGGCGAAGACAAAGCACTCGCTATCTGCGAAGTTTGCTGGATCGTTCCCGACGAGCCCCCCGAGCGTCAGGACGTCGCTCTGCAGCCCGATGGTGTCATCGAGTCTCAGATCTACACCTCGACCTCTCCTGCCTGATAGAGTTTCCTCGCGAAACCACGGTGCCCCTCCTTCGGGAGGGGTTTTTTCTTGGTTGACAAGCTCGTTTCCCGTCCTAGCCTTTATTTGGGCGTGGAGACGCTCCGATTAAACGAGGGGGATAGCTCAAGGAGAGGTCCTTGGGCTTTTTTTCTGTTTTTGTGTTCTTACAGAAATTTTTAACACATAAGAAGCATTTAAGTGCCAAAGTATATATGGCACACCGTATTTTTAGTCTGTTATGGACGAACGGGAGCTTTCGGATCTCAAGTTAGAACGTAAAGAGTGTCCTCGTTGCGGCGCAACTTGGCTAAACGGAGTCCACCACTGGAAAACCGGCTCTAAAGGAAACGAATTAGACCTTGCGGGGCTCGTTTGCAACCGAACTAACGACCCGCAGTGCATAAATCCCAAAAAAGGTCAGATCGGAGGCGACACTTGGGAGAAACGAGCGGAGTTTTTGAACAATTTTGACCGGGACCTGAAGCGTATGCGCGAGGAATAAGCTAATTTGGCTTAAAGTACTGCTCACATACTGACTTTTTCAGATGTCCACCAAAGTCTATAAGCCAAGTGGCGTCAAAATCGACGTGATTTCCACCCACGATGACGGTGAGTACTTGATGGTGCGGTCTAACACCACCGGGAAGGTCTTTTTTGCCCATAAGGATCAGGTTGACGTCTTCCAGGAAGATACGGAGCCTAAGGCGACCAGCAATTCCGTGTCAGTCCGCCGTGGTCGGAGGAATTTTAAGAAGGATGAGCCAGAAACACCTGTCGTCATCAAGCCTCTGCCTCCTATCGACAATCGGATCAACCTCAATAACCTGACTGCAGAGGGTCTTACTCAGTGTCTGCCGGGAGTTGGCCTTAAGACCGCCAAAGAGATCATCGAACTCCGTCAGTCTCTTCCCGGTGAGCGCTTCACCAAGCTCGATCAGCTCTCGTCGATCAAACGAGTCGATTGGGACGAAGTTTTTGCTACGGGTTCTGTATACGTAGAATAGAAAGACATAAGTAACTAGGTCGTGGCGCAATTAACTCCTAACGAACTTGAGCAGATTCAGTCGTATCTAGCTCAAAACGGTGTAGTTTTTCAGCCCACGACCACTGACGCTGCTAAACGCGAGGTTATATACGCCGCTGTTAATCAGCTAACGCGTAATCCCGCTCAGGTTTTCGGTTACGCGCTAGACGACTTTAACTTCAGCCGCGTCGCGTATCACCTCGCTTATAACATCGCAACTGTCCCCGCAGGCGATTATGCGCGTCTGCTTGAGGCTTGCAACAGTATTCCTAGTGAGTTTTATTACGACAAAATTGTTCAACAGATTGAACGCTGCGAAGAGGCTGAGCGTTTAACTGAACTCGCTCAAGGTCGCGCCACGAGTCGTCAAGAAACGATTCTTGGTGACGTTTCACGTTCTATCTCGATTCAGGACAAGCGAGAGGTTACGAGAGTCTGGCGCGAGAACTACCTCTATGAGTGTGATCGTCTTGCTCAGATGCTTTATGTCCCCAACTACCGGGATCCCGTGGCATCGCGCTACCGGTTTGAGCGAAGTGGCGGTGAATTTATTCAAGCAATTCCTGGACCGCCTGATGTTTCACGTTCTGACAGGCTCTACTTCTACGCAAATTGGCGTTAAACTAGCACTATTGACTTAAAGCTTTAGCGGTAATGGGTGCGCTCAATTTAGTCCTTAAAGCCGTCCAGGATCCCGCGATGGCCAAGCGTCTCTTGGGTGGGTTAGCTCCCATGATTGAGATGATGGGCGGTCAAATCCAGCAAACCGGACGCCGAGCAGCTCAACAGGCAGGTCTTGTAGACGAACTTACCGCTTTTCCCTCTGTTGTTTCGCAGAGGGGTATGAACCAAGGTCTCTTAGGTACTCTCGACGTTCCTACTAAGATTCCAGGCCAAGCACCTAAACCTGCTTGGGAAGGTGCTCCCGAATTTCCGGCTGGTAGCAGGCCTACTGGTTTTCTCCCTCAGTCTTATCAAGGTCCTCGCTCTCGTGGCGGAGAGTTGGCTCCTCGCATGGAGGCGCCTCAGGCGCCACGCCCCTCTGTTCGTTTTACCGAGGATCTGATTACTCCCTCGATGCCCGCGCCTGCTGCTACTCGTGTTGCTGAGGAGCTCGGAGACAAACTGCCTATTCGTCAGCGTGCCGGGGCCGAGGCACTCACTGAGTACACCACGTCTAAAGGCGCTATTCGTCAACCGGGTACCAAGCTCGGCGGTCAACCTTACAGTGGAGCACCCTTTGCTACCGAGCGCAATTTAGAAACGATTGCCTCTGGTGGCGCACGAGCAGTTGATATTGAAGCGCCAGTCAATGTCGGTGAACAGGGTCGCAACCTTTTCTTAGGTAAGGGACTCCCCGATATGTTCACTGGTGAGTATCGGATTGATCCTGAACTTCTCCGTCAACTTCCGCCTGAAACCTTAGAGCGTTTCGTTCGCATGGGTCGTCAGCAGACCCCCGAAATGAGTCGCGGTATCCGCGCCGCCTTTGGTGCCGATGCCGGTCCTGCCCCTGTGGATGTCGTCGCCGATCGCGCATTTGCTATCGCTCAGGAATTGCGTAATGCGGCTTCGGGAGCTCGGACCTTTGATCTTTCTGGTCTGACGGACCCCCGCGTCATGGCGGCATTGGGGGGACTGACTGCCGCAGGCGGGCTCGGAGCCGGTTTGGCCTTACGCGACCGTGGTGAGGAAGGCAGTGCAGCTGTTGGTAATGTCCCTACCACCGCAGAGGCACCTGGACTCGGCACCCCTCCTGTAACTCCTGAGGCTCCCGCAGCCCAACAGGCTCGCGTTTTGTTCCGGGATGAGACCGGAGCTCCTTTAGGTGCTATCGGTTCTTCCGCTGGTGCAGTGCCTTCCTCCCCTAACACCATCGCAACCACGGGTGATCAGCGTAGCGCTGCTATTGCTGCACTCTCTCAGGCTGACCCAGCTGCTGCTGCGCTGGATCGTATGGTCGCTCCTCTGAGCCCTGAAAAGTACTCCTCTCCTGCCGAGTACTTTGCAGCTCGCGAGGCATACGCAAAACAACCTGTGGTCCGGGAAGCTCTTGCTCAGTACGCAGCCTCTACTGGCCGTGATGCTCAGATGCAAGCCAACCTTGGCAAATGGGCGGAGGCTAACCCTGCTCTGGCCTACGAACTCCAGCGCCGCGCACTCGCAAATCCCGCAGCTAGTCAACAAAGTGCTGAGTCGATAACCACCTCTGCTATTGATACGTCTCTTGGTTCAGATAACCAAGCAAACGCTATCGGCAATGCTGAAGCTGTTGGTCGCGCTGCTGTTGCTCCTACCCAGGGCAATTTTGATCTTGCCGCTGCTACTGCTCGCCAAGAGAAGCCTTACCTTCAGCGTACGCAGGATATGGTTCGTCAGGCTGCTCAAAACATCGGGATGTACAGCCGTTATTGATTTAAACTAAACCTATCGGAGTGTAATCAATGGCTGGTTTGAACTACGGTCAAGGTGGTATTCCAGGGATCAGCATGGGTACCACCCCTGCGGGGAATTCTGGGGGACCTCAGTGGCTAAATGATCTCGCCACCATTGTCGAAGGTTCGGCTGACATTTTTCGGCAAGTAAAAGGGCTGCCTCCTCGCTACAACACTCCCCTTAATCGCCCGAACATGGCTGGGCAGAACTTTGGTCGATATATTGACGCCATGATTGCGAGGCGTCTTGAGGAGCAAAAGAAACGTGAAGAAAAAGCAGTAACTGGTGGACTGAGCGAAGAGGTCGAAACTCCGGTCGACACCACGTCCAACGCGGGTTCTGATTTCCTGCTTAAGATTTCTCCAGAGATCTTGACCAAGATCTTCACTAGTCCCGACGTGTTTCTGCAGACGGAAGCCATCCCTGACTTTCGCACTACTTCCTCTAAGTAGTTAGATCTGTTCTCCTTACTCGCTGAGCTGCACCGATGGCCTCCACTAGCACCAACAAGCAACCCCTGATGGTTGACCGTCCCTTTCTTAGGGGCGCAAAGGTCAATAGTGGGTCTCCTCTGGTCTCCGACTCGAGCAATCCTGAGTTTGGAAACCTGATCCAGCTTGTCCGTGTGGGCGATATCCCCTCTGAGGACGGTGCCCTTGTCGAAGATATCTTTGTTGTCCCCAACGAAGGTTATCCCAATGACGGCGGTGTCCGCAGCGCAGCCTTTGGGGTGTACGTCTACGCTCCTAACCAGTCCGCTCCTTCAACTTCCGCCTCCTTGATGGTCGGAAAGTTTGAAATCGGTCTTTCTGGCGATACCGAAGGCCTGATCCACCGGGTTGAGCTCCCCGCAACTGTGGCCCCGACCCCTCAAACGGGCGATACGAACCTTGTTCGCCCCATTGAAATCGGTAAATCGGAAGCTCTCTACCTCGAAAAGGGCTATATCCTCTGCCTTGGTTATCTCGGAGACGGTCCTGCCGCTGTTTCAGGCGGTTTGAGTGCTTCTGGCGTGACTATTTGGGCTCAAGGCGGGTTCTACTAAGCTCAAATGCCAAAAAGAGGCGGCGATGACTTCAGCTGGGGCGGCCACCAGCCGAAGAAGTCTAAGTTCGCCTTTAAAAGTTTTGAGGGTTGTAGCTCGGCTCACCAGTTATCTCACTCTGTACCCTTTAAACGTAAGTTTCGCCCGGATTTCAACCTAAAAGACTTCAGTATCCTCTTTGATTACAACTACGCGTCTATGTGGACGCGTTGGAGAAGGGGATATGAGCTTTATATGTACGCCAATCAGGCGTATGTAGGTCTTAATTACTCTTTCAGGTACTGGACTACAGGAACCGTGGGCGTCGGAGCAGCGCTTCCAGGCGTCTGCTACATGTACCCCTCGATGAACCAGGACATGGCCATGCGAATGGTGGCCATTCGTCCTCGGGACTCCTTTAACTTCCTCGATTTCGGCTACTCGATCAAGTCAGTTACTCAGACTTCGGGTACGGTCTATGCCATCGAGCTTTCGAGTAATTTCGGCCCTCCCATTTCCTTTTTTACTGGCGAGATTCTCTCGGACCGCTTTGCTTCTGATGGTACAGAGAAAACCACTTACAACAACTATGTCGTCATCGGCGTAGGTAACGGCACTACACCGATTGAGCCCTCCTTTGCTCCGATCTTTAACAGCATCTTCATTTCTCTGGACACTGATAACAGTTGGTCGGTCATCAATAACGAAACACTTCAGGCACCAGCATCCCTACCGACCGTGGGCGACTATTTCACCACGGAGATGCGGTTTGGATGCAACTGTCCCGACTACCTCGCAAGGGAAGACTTTAATCTCTATAAATACAGCCTCAAACGCCGGTATCCTTACACTCTGCCTCAAGACCTGAAACCCGGTTTATATGACGCGGGTGAGGACTACTTATCTTCGCGTGAGTCGGACTCAAGGGACTATCCCGGCTTTACGAGAGACTTTGGTTTCCTGTATGTCAAAAAACTTTTAAACCTACCTACTTACACAGACGGAAATAAAGTCTATTCAGATCCTAATCTTATCTATTTTGCTCCTCGCTGGTGTAAACATATTTATGCTTCTTTCTGGGACATGCAGAATCGATTCGGTTCAGACATGTTCCCTCAGGCTTGGTTATCTCAGCCAACCGACGAACCGATGGATGATCGGTACCGGGAAGAGTTTGAGATCAACCTAGTTAAGCAGACAACATTCGATAAACGCCAGAAACACCTTCGGTGGTGGGAGAAGTATTCACCTTCTCAGAACACGGTGCCGGTGCACATGATGTACCCGGATATGCACCCAACGATGGTGAAAACGCTGAACTTCGACACGTTGGCTTCGGGTACTACTACGCCGATGACGGCTAGTGGATTCGAGATGTTTACGATTGAGCAATATGATCCGTTTGCACCGCCAGATCCCGACGTGACTCCTAAGTTAGATGGGGGCACGTACGCTAATGGTGTTCTTATTAGCGGGGCTAGCCTGATCTATGACGGAGGTCAGTACGCTAACGGCGTCTTGATACCTTATCCGTCTTATCCTTCACTGATTAATGGAGGTACGTACTAAGGATGGCGTCAACACCAGTAATTCTGCTCTTAAAAAGAACAGGTAACTCTTCTGACAGACCAAATACGGCCACAGTTCAGGCGGGTGAGGCTGCTCTGAGTTTTGGTGGCGCTGACCCAGGTCTGTACTTCAAAGATTCTGCAGGTTCTATCCGCAAGATCGGTCCAAGTCACTACGCTACGACAGCTCCCAACTCGACTCCCGTTGGTTCAACTGGGAACTCTGTCGGTGAGTTATGGACAGACTCATCCACGTCTAACTACTACCTTCGGGTATGGACAGGTTCCGCGTGGCAGAAGGTTGGCGCTGCTTTTGCTGATACGGCCACCACGGCGAACTCAGCCACTACTGCAGGTTCAGCTGACACTGCAACGGTTGCCAACTCTGCCATTGTTGCTTCAGGAGCCTTGGCTGCGTCAGGCGCTTACTTTGCTGAGGTGGCCTCAGGTATCGCCATCGTAGACGCCCTCCCAGTGGCGTATAGCGGAGGGCTTGTCTACTTGAATGTGGCTCCTAGTGGTCTCTATGTCTCAGCTAATGGAGGCTGGATCCTCACATAGAGGTCCGGAGAGTAGCCTTCAGCATCCAAGCTGACTTGAACATGTTGCCGCAGATCGTAGCAGCGTGGTTCTCCACATCGGGCGCACCGGTTTCCCGAGCTGCGTCTACAAGGTCTTTAGCAAGCATCCCGCCTGCCTCGAGATTCTTGGTGTAAAGCGTCAACCCTTCTTTCGCGTCGTAGGTCTTGACGGCAGGGAATTTTTTATAGGCGTCCATAAGACCGCACTGACACATGGGCATCAGATAGTCCATGCTGCGTACTAGCTCGGCAACTACATCGAAGTCAGCGATGTGCTGCTCGTACTGAGCCTTAAGGAACTCGTGGATAGCCAGGAAGTTGCTGCACTCGACATTTAGGTGCAGCAAATGCGCTTGGGTATTCAGTTGGTAGAGATAAGAAGCAAAGGAGACCATCCGGAAAACAAGGTTGTCCGGGGTGGCCTCCTTCGTAACAATGACTTCTTCAGTCACGATTTCTTGAGTCGGTGCCTGAGCAGCGCTCTGGAAGATATCAGCGAGAGAGGAAGAAGCCATGGCCCGTTATCAGACAGCGCAAGCAGATGCTTCTTCTACTTTAGCTTCATTGGAGCCTGCAGCTTCACCTTTCAGATAATCCTGAAGTGCATCTTGGTTGATGCGATAAAGAGACTTAGCGCCGTTGGGCTGAAGATTTACGAAGATACCCTTAGGCCAACCACCAGGCTGGTTGGATTCGGTCAGAGCAATACGCTTGCGCACAAAACCTGCAGAGCAGTTAAGCAGCTCTGCGGTCTGAGCGATGGTCAGGAGCCGTGCAGTCTCCATTGGCAACCTTGAGGTGAATGTGGAGGACGCTTAGAGAGTAGCAGGAATTCTTTAGAAGTGATTAGGTGAATTTCGTTTTTAGGATTTCTTTCGTTTTAGATCTCCTAGACTAACTGCAAGACGAATGCAACACGATGTCGATCCGCATCGCTGGTGAGGTGTTTAAAGGATACAACCAGCCCCGCCGGGACTCGGATGGCGGTAAAAAGTTCGCTGTGGCAGCAAAAGAAGGTGACGAGGTGCGTCTCGTGAGATTCGGTGATCCAAACATGACGATCAAGAAGCACATACCCGAACGGCGCGAAAGTTTCCGGGCTCGTCACAACTGCGATAACCCCGGAAGCAAGCTGAAGCCTCGTTATTGGGCATGTAAGTCATGGTAAGCACACAATTCTTAATTTTTGCGTGTAAACTGGTATAAGAAGGGGTTTCGATCGTGGCCAAGGATCATGATCAGATCAAAGTCGGCCTAACGCTGGAGGACGACTTCACCCTTACTCGTCTTAAAAACGAAGCTCATTCCCTTAAAGGAGAGGAGCGGGACCAGTTTCTTTGGAAAACAATTTTCCGTTTTGTCTGCCGAGAGCGCGCCTACAAATCGGTTATGAGCGAAATCGGCGTGGTTATAGATACTAATATTGGTATATTCGAAGAACTCGAGGATGAGTGACGGCGCGAAAATAAGCCCTAACGCACGTCGTTGGCTCGATACTTTATCTTTCGCTGAGGGTACCTGGGGCGGAAGTGGTCCTCGTTACGCTATTACGTTTGGCTACAAACCTATCGCCGACCTGAGTCGGCATCCAAATCAGGTTGTTAAGAGTGGCGGATACGCAAGTGCAGCTGCGGGTGCGTATCAGTTCATGCCCCAAACCTGGGAAAGTGTCCAACGGAAGCTCGGTCTCCCAGATTTCAGCCCCTTATCGCAGGATCTCGGTGCACTCGAGCTGATACGTCAGCGTGGTGTTGACCCCGATCGAGACCCGATTACCCCAACTACACTTGCTCGATTATCTGGAGAGTGGGCTTCGGTCCCCACCCTGGAGGGTAAGAGCGCATACGGTCAGCCCGTTAAGAGTGCTAAAGAACTGATTTCTTTTTCCGGTAGCAACAAGAATCAAGCACCTCGCTATCAGGCGCCCGCGAAAGAAGCCGATGTAGATGTAGTGCGCCGCATCGGCGGTTTCTTGGATTCGTTCCTAAAACGTCTAGGCGATCGATCTAAGCTCGAGGCCCCTCCACTTCCGACTGCAGCTAGAGCCGAGGAGATTGACGAACCAATCACCCGCGAAGAACTACTAAGTCTTCTTTCTGAGGATAAGAGTAATAACGCTGTTCGTGACCAGGAGGCTCAGAGAGTTCTGCAGTTTATCTCTGAGTCTGATAAGGCTAAATCTCGGATGGCCGACTTGATGGAGGCTGTGCAGTCTACGTTTAGAATTGATCCACTGGTTTAAATAAGGTCGTCGTGTCATTTACACCTATTAGGTCCGGCTACACGGGTCCTAGTGCAAAAATTGGCGGTTCGACTGATTACCATATTGACCTCAAGTTACTTGAGTCGCTTCCTATTGCGCAGAAAGTCCAAGCTCTGGATAGCCTCGCACGACAATATCAGTCCATCGGTAGAGAGATTGAGTTCTCTAACCCTTCTGTAGCAGGCGCACGCTGGAACCCTTCCTTAGATCTCTCCGATAAGGTCGACCTTCTAAACAAAGCGGCAGCCGCTCATAGCCACAGTTCTCACCCAGGTTGGCAGTCGGTTGACTTTTACGCTCCGTTCAAAGGCAAGTCCCGTTTCGAGCCTGGTGCTGTAGAGGGCGCTTCAATTTATATTCCCGGCGTGGCGGGAGGTAAGGTACGCCGCTCGACAGGAGAGGGTTACGGATACTTCTCAGAGGCTACTGACCCGAGCGGTCAGGTTGTCTTCCGAGTTGGTCATGGCGATATCAGTCGTCCCGAAGAAACTGCAGAAGTCGCCGTGGCTCCCGGCGCGCAGACGGATACTGCTGGGACTCAAGAGCAGGACAAGGCTTACGAATATCTCGGAGAGGCTTTGGGCAAGGTCTTAGCTGATGCTGTCTTAGGGAAAAGTAAAGGTGATAAAGCAGAAGCACCGAAAGCTGAGGAGCCTAAGGATTACGTGAGTAAGAGTGACCTAAAGGAACTACTAGCAGAACGAGACGCCGCTAAAAGGGCTGAAGCTCTTGAGCAGCAAAAAAGAAAGGGCGTTGAGGAGTTCCTTAGCAACGTTGAAAGAACAAAGCGGGGGATGATGGAGGCTTCCTTATCCGCCATGAAGGCTTTTAAAAGCCCTAGCAGCTTAGTTTGATTTAGTATTAGAAAAGGACGGTCCCTGTAAATGGCTCTCTACGAAATCCCTAGTTATGCAGGTGTGACCCCTGCGAGTCTGCCGGGTGGATCACTCCCCACCACCAACTGGGGCGGCGGCTCTAGCTGGGGCGGCGGTTTTGGTGTCGATACTGCCGGGACTTTTGGGACGGGTCCTTCCTTCACAAGTGCTAGAGGCGGCGGAGTTTTAGGAACAATCGCCAACGCGATTCCGGGGCTGTCACGCGTTGCAGGTGGCATCGGGGATATGTTCACCACTGCTCAAGGCGGAACCCAGCAACAGTCGATCGATACTATTAAGGAGTGGATGGGAGAGACTCTCGGTCAGATTCGTGAGGTGTACGACCGTCTCGGGGACCTGACTGGTCTACCTACTGAGGAAGCGCGTGGTGAGTACTACAAAGACTTCAGCGACACGATGGATAAAATCTACATTCAGGCTCGCGAAGACCTGAATGTTGATCCTCGTATTGACGAGCCGTACGACCGTCTCGGCGGACGAATTCAGGACATAACCAAGCAGTACAGCTTGATGCGCAGCCCTGATTATGAGCGTGCATTTAAAGCACCCGATGCTGTCGCCCCTATTGATCCTGAGGCGATCAAGAGTGTGATGACTCTCGGCCCTGCTTATCGGGAGCAGTACAGCTACGCCGACCCTCAGACTCAAAAACTGATCAGGGGCGGTGGCGACACCTTAGCTGCATACACCTCTACTCTCAGCAGCAGCCCTGATGTACAGCGCCTGATGTCCTACAACATCTGATGGCGAACATTGCTCCAACCGGTTCAGAACGTCGTGCGGAGAGTTTTGGTGCGCGGCGTTTTTCTCACCTAGAAAAAACAACCCGTGGATTTAGGTTTGCCGGTGAGCTGTTCCAAACCGCTGAGAGAGAACGTAGTCGGAGGCAAGACCGCGAGGCACGCAGAAAACTAAGTTCTTCTGAGCCTGTTGGCGTTGGTTTCGGCGAAAGGGACAACTACGGTCCTGATGAATCCTGGGATACCGCTGACCCGATCAGATATACACCCGTCCCAGAGTACTACACAAGTTATAGAAGTTCTGCACCCCAGTTTGGTAGGCCTCAGTAGGCGGCAGATAGAAAAGAAAGCCCAGAGCTTTAGTGTGTCTAATTTTTGGTAGGCCAGCTTCGTCGACGAGTAATTTCGGCTTTTCCTTCAGTACGCACATTGGGTAGTCAAATCCGATTCGTTGCGTGGACAGCAGAGCTACCTCGGTAGATGTAATAAAGATCAGCCCCTGGTCGAACTCTTGCCTTAACCACTTGCGACGTGCCTCCTCAAGCCACACTCGTTGTGCTGACTTTTTGAACTGGTGTTTCTTCTCGTAGAGAAGTTTGTTTTCAGGTTGCTGAGATTTGTAAAGGATTTCTCTAGGTGGAAACAGATAAATGTTCTTCGCTCGCCAGTCCTGGAATAAACCGTTGTTTTCGCGAGTGAAGTACCGGTTCGCTTGAACGATTGTATTCGCGTGTTCGCTAGAAGCAGGATCTAGATCTATTTCCCCTTCAAAGAGAGCCGCAGCCGTGGCGATAATCTCCGGAGGGGAAACAAAGTCCTTAATAGATAAGTCCGTTTTTGAACTCATCGATCCGGGTGTTCGCTTCTTTGGCGTCGAGGATGTGGAGCGCGACACCGCCTCCATCGATCAGAGCTACGAGTGCCAGATCAGCTTCGCTTTCTTTTTCGATGAACTTAATAATCTTCTGGAACATCTCGCTCGCCTCCTCGTGACACATCTCCTGAGCAACAGCGAGGTCACTTTCGAGATCAGTGACGGTGAGGTATTTGCTCTTCTCCGGATCGGTGGGATTGAAGACCAGAATCCCTTTACCGAGAGCAGCTCGGTTCTCGAAGTAAAGCCGTGTGATGTCAGCGATGATCGTCCGGGCGACACCCGCCGCGATCATGTTCTCGGTTTCGTTGCCACCAAAGAGGGTCTTGATGAGCTGCTTAGCTCTACCGGACAGATCAGACATTCTTGAAACCCTCCCAGGCAGAGTCGATGATCGCCTGTGCATCGTATAGGAATTTAGCGCTGTTGTTATCTGATGGATCTAATTTGCAGTAGTGTTTACCCTCCACCAGACCTGATGCGCCTCTAGAGGCAATCCCTTGGTGAATGAGTTTGTCCAAGGCAACAGCAGGGATGTTTAGACGCTGCGTGATGACCTTCTTAGACACGAAAGCCGTGGTCCTCCGCCGCTCTCCTTGAGCGCTGGCTAGGAGTTGGAGCGAGACATCAATGCTCTGGAGAGCCTTGAGGATCTCTTTGGTTTCTCTGATGCTGGTGTCCATTTGATTTGCATGAGGGCTCCCTCGACCACCAAGCGCTTGGCAGTCAGGATGAGTTACCTCGGGGGCGAAACGACGAAAAGCCTACCCGAACCCTCTGAGTCAGCCGTGGCCGTTCTTACACAACTGACACAATCAGTCTAGGAGTGCTTCAGCTTGTTGAACAAAATCTTTAGGATCTTCGATTAGGAGCTGAGTGAGTCTTGTGAATTTCTTTTTAAGATCAGCTTCCTCAGCGGTATTCAGGATCAACCAGTAAGTCAGTGCATTCAGAACGTAGAAGTGCGTCTGCTTAGCGCGGAGCGCACCGATACGCCATTTCTCAAAGTCAAAAGCCGAGTTGTGGCGTGAGTTCCCCGTGCGGAGTTCAAGTTCCCGAATCTCGAACTGAAGGTCGATATCCCGAATAGTGAACTCGAGAGAGCTGATCCGAGCTCGGCACTCTTGGACCGACTTTGGTTCCTCGTGGGACGAGTAGATCCAAGGAGGAAGGTTGTCGATCATATTCTCCGCTTTCCAGAGGCTCTTCTTAGGCTCTGGGTGGTACTCAGACGTACTCGAGCGTTCGGAGTATCTCGGAGATAAGTAAGTGGTGATGGCCATTTAAACAATAAAGTGCATGCTGCTCGAACCGAGTTCTGACGACAAGATCAAGTCGGCGTAGCTGATCGAGCTGTGACCGCGTGGTGTTGAGTGATTGACCTAGAGCTTCAGCGACATCGCTGATCTCAGCAGGTTGAAGGCACTGTAACTCATAAACTAAGTGAGCGAGCTTAGCTGCGGCTCGTTTTCTGTAAGTACGCGTCTGATCGATCTCTCGGAAAGTTCGACTGAGTATTTCTCGCGCAAGAGCTGCCGGGTGGTTTGGACTGAAACTCCAGCTCGGCTGAGCTGATGGATGATCAAGCGCATCCGTTTCGTAATCTTCTGGGCGGGGGCGGAGGTCAGGCATAAATGGTGAGGGTTTATACAGTCAGCATCGTTGCAGCTGGTCTTCACGTAGTCATCTGATCTTAATTGTGTCTTATGGAACCTTTCGTAAATGAAACGACGGGTGCTGATCGAGGCCTGGCGGTCCTTGTCCCTGCAGAAGCCGAGATCGTCCGGGAGAAGCAGGCAGCTGTCCTTGTCGATGCAAGCACGGTTTCGTTCGAGCCAGGCGCGTAGAAGGCCGCTCTTGCCTCGAGCGCTCTCGAGCTCGGCGCGGCAGAGCTCACAAGCACGGATCAGGTCGTTAGGGAGCCTGACTCGTCCCATTAGAGACTGAGGTACGACGATCGGCTGCGAGCGAGCGCAGCGGCAACGCCAGACCGCTACGTCCTTGAAGTGTTCGACCTGCCAGTGGTCTCGGTGCTCTACCGCCTCGGGAATCCCCGTGGGAGGCATAGAGCCTGTCGTTGATGTGCTCAGGTCAAGCAGACCTAAGAGAGCCAGTGCACGCGGATCAAAAGCCATGAGAACCATGCGTCTCTATGAGGATCCTAGCAAGTAAGTAGCCCCAGAAACGTCCATGTGTATTGAACTCAGTCTAAGTCTTACTGAGACGTGACCGTTTAAGCGAGGGAGGCTCATGGAGAGCATGGTGCGCATGCAGTGAGGGGTAAGCTCAAAAGTTCAGTAAAAATTATCTTCTTTCTAATAGGACTCTGACCGTCATTTGCTCGCGAGTCAAGGTCCTTTAAAAGTTCCCTTTGGTCGGAAATTTGGTCGGTTATTTCCACTAAGACTATTTGTATATAATTAAAGCACTCGAATTTAGATAAGTTAAATAGTTCTATTCGATGGTCAATTAAGCGTCAAACCCGACTTCAGGGGATTTTTTTTAAGAGGAATTTTTTTAGACGACCCCGTGGGGTTACTGTACTCCACATAATTTGGTAAACTTTAAAGAACTCTTCAAGGGTCTATGTCTGAGACAGCGCTAAAGCCGCCTCGAGAGCTCTCTTGGGAAGCCCTGCGTCGAAGAGCTTCTACGCTTGGTGTACCTGCTTGGAAACTTGCTGAAGAACTCGCTTTCCATGAGCGGGATGGCGAGCTTATCTTCCTTGAAACTTCCGTTAACTAACCCCTAGCTCTCCCGGTACAACTTTCGTTGTATCTGTAGAATTTATTTCTTGCGTAGCATCCGCTAAAGTAGGGGATACGGAGGGGTTTGTATTTTAATGCCTGAAATCAATTCGCCTCCTTGTCCAACTCACGGCACGTTTCCTCGGGCTCTGCACTCTGAGAGCTTCGAAGGTATCGTCACCGTTATCGAAGAACTGATTGCAACCGTAAGCGGCGTGGGAACTACAAGCTACTCTCGTTGCCCTTACGGGTATCCCTGGAATTTCGAAGGTGTAGTAAGGGCTCTCGAAGATTTAAATACGAGTATTAGCGGGATATCTGCTGGAGGCGGAGGTGCAGATATCGCAGCTGGAAGTGGTATCTACTTCAGCGCTTCCGGTAGCTACACAGTCATAAACGCGACTGTTACGTCCGCTTCCGGGATTCTCTATACCGCTGGTTCCGGTATCTACTTATCTGACGGCGGTACTAAGTTCAACCTGTATGCAGAGGGTGAGGGCTCTGTTTCCGTCAACTACAGCGGTTCTCTCGCGCTCATCAGCGGAACCTCTGCTGGTGGCGGTGGCGGCGGTGCTTCTGTAACCGTTTCTGGTGCACCCGGCACAAACTACTCTGCGGGCGACCTCTGGTTTGACACCAACGAAGGTCGACTGTTTGTGTACGCCTCGGGTAACGGTATTGAGTTGCCTGCGTGGTATCAGACGAACGCAGAAGCTATCGCACTTAAGTCGGAGATCGCTCCTTCGGGTACCGGCGAGAATGCACCTCCTCGCGACGGTTCGATCTGGTTCAACACCCTCATGGGTTCGTTGTTCGTATACGACGCAACCACTTCGGGCTGGTACGAGACCGGACCTTCTCGAAGCTTTGCTTACGGACCTGCGGCACCTGCTGCGACGAGTACTCAGGGTGCTGGTTGGTTCGATACCTCTACTAACCGTCTCAAGGTCTGGGATGGCTCATCCTGGGTGGATATCGACATTGACGGAGGTGTTTACTGATGGCTAACTATCAGCGTCTCAAGCGAACTGCATCTGGCGTAGTTACGGGTGATCCCGCCGTTGGGGAGCTCGTACTCGATACTCCGTCTGGTTACTTATATACGACTAGGGACGACGGTACTCTTGTTCTGATCAACAACGGCATTCCTGGTCCTACCGGACCCAGTGGTGCTATTGGACCTAGCGGCGCTATCGGACCTAGCGGTGCTGTTGGACCTAGCGGTGCTGTTGGTCCTAGCGGCGCTGCTGGGACACCAGCGACACAGCGGTATTTCTTAAACGCTTTTGACACTACGACACAGACAAACCCTTCAGCAGCCTCCGGTAACGCATTCACGTACAACACCACTGTTGATTCCCGTGGCGTTGCGGTCGTGTCGGGATCGATGATCCAGGTCGCTAACTCTGGCGTGTACAACATCCAGTTTTCCGCACAACTAGAGAAGAGTAGTGCTAATAAGGAAGACGTAGATATTTGGTTGAGCAAGAACGGTGTAGGTGTGCCTTGGAGCGCGACTACTATCGTTGTCGAGGGATCCTCGGACCGTAATGTTGCCGCGTGGAACTTCTTGCTTTCTATGGACACTAACGAGTTTGCAGAACTCTATTGGCACTCTGAGGACTTAGATGTTGTCGCTCTTGCTGCGAGCGGGCACGCAGTCCCAGCACACCCCGACATTCCGAGTATCATCCTGACCGTTAACAACGTCGACTAATGTCGAAACCCAAGAACGTTCAGCAGATCGAGTCCAAGCCCAAGAAGACCCGTCAGGGTCAAGGGCGTCACAGCCTTCCCAGTCACGGACGTAAAAAATCCCGTGGCCAAGGAAAAGGTTAGACTTAATTGATCTAGTAGGTCGAGATGGCTATTAATTCTTTTAAGGCGGGAGAATCAATCTCAGCTGGGGATGCGGTAGCCCTCAACTCCTCTGGTCTACTTTTTAAAGCGAACGCTCTCGAGCTTGATACAGCGTCTGTTGTCGGCGTCGCTCTTGATGCAGGATCTGCAGGCGCTTTAATTCGAGTTAATGCTGATGCTATTTACAGCGGAGGCAGTGGATATAACCCTGGTGAGTATAGATATCTATCCCTACTAGCTTCTGGGGTAAACGTTGATTATTCCGCGTGGGCGTCGGGCTTGGCCCTTACTGCTTACGAGGGTGCCTACCTTTCTATTGTCGGTCGAGCGATTACCTCGACAAAACTTGAGGTTGAAACCTCTAGACCGCTCTTTGTTACTAACCCAACGTCTGTCTTCTTGTTGGAGTCGAGCGTCGGAGCAATCCTAGATGCTATGCTTCAGGAGGATGGGTCTACAATTGATTTAGAGACTGCGTAACGATGGCCAGCCAAAAAATATCGCAATTTTCAGCGATTACAACGCTGGCCAGTGGCGACTACTTCCCTGTAATTCAAGCCTCCGGGACACTAAATAAGCGTGTTGACGTTGGCGTACTCGATGTTCGTTATGCTGCTTCTGCTAGCGGCGAGCTCGCGCACGAAGCTTTAGCTTCCGGTAACGCAGCTTTAGTTGAAGCCTCTGCCGCCCTCGCTTCCGGTAACGCTGCTCTTGTCGATGCTGCTACCGCTCAAGCTTCTGGTAACGCAGCTTTAACTGACCTTAGCGGTAAGTATGACAAGACCGGTGGCCCTATCTCGGGTCCCGTAACCGTTCAGTCTCAGTCGATCGGTACGATCTCGACCTCGACTGTCTCTGGCGTCATCTTCCTCGATTTCGGCAGCGGTAATAACTTCGATATCACCCTTAACGACGCTAACAACACTCTGGCGGCTCCTACCAGCGCCAGTGGCGGCCAGACTGGCCAGATCGTTGTTCGCCAAGACGGTACAGGCAGTCGATTACTCAGTTACAGCGGTGGTTGGCAGTTTACTGGCGGTTCGGCGCCTACCCTTTCGACCGCTGCTGGATCTACCGATGCACTTACTTATTATTGTGCATCCTCTTCAGGCTTCTTAGCTATTCTTACCGCAAACTTCCAGGGAGTTTGATAGATGGCATTAGGTTCTGCGTCGGCTCCCTTTTTTGGCGCTGCTGGAGCTGCTGCTGGCGGCGGTGGCTCCGAAATCAAAAAATCGCTGCGGTTTAACGCAGCTGATAGCGCGTACCTTAGCCGTTTCCCGGCAAATGAGGGTGACCTTAATACGTGGACACTTAGCTTTTGGGTAAAGAAATCCAAGCTAGATGTCAACGAGATTTTGTTTGGTTACTTAGACGCGGGAGCGACTAATGGTCAGTTTTTACGTTATCTAAGTGGCAATACGCTTGATTTTGCTCAGATTCAAAGTGGATCCTATACAGCTCGTTTGATTACGGACCAAGGTTTTCGAGATCCGTCAGCCTGGGCGCACATGGTTGTTGTCTGGGACTCCAGCAACGGTACTGCAGATTCTAGGCATCGTATTTACATTAACGGTGTAGAAGTAGACCAATTCAGCACAAGGACAAACCCGTCTCCGAGTCTTAACAGCTTAATCAATACGACTGTTGAACACGGCATTGGCACTTACGGTACTTTTCGGGGAGTCTATTTATCCGCTTACCTAGCCGACATCAACTTCATCGACGGTCAAGCGCTAGCCCCCACCGACTTCGGTGAGTTTGACCCCACCACTGGCGTATGGAATCCGCTCTCGGACCTTTCTGGTTTGACCTACGGCACTAACGGCTATCGTCTTACCTTCAGTAACACAGGTTCCATTGAGTCTCTTGGTTACGATAGTAGTGGACAGGGTAATAATTTCGATGCGGTAAACTTTACGCCTTTAGGTGTTACTGCTGCTAACACAGATACTATTAGCACAGTTACTATTGAATCCCAGGCGGTTTCTACCTTTAAAAACCGTAGAGGCGGCGGATCTAACGCTGGTGCGCCAAATAATAGCTGGGCATCGGCCATTAATATGGGCGATCAGGTTATTAATGTAGGTTCAACGTTTAACCCTTCCGATCCTTCAGTTATTAACTGGGGATCTGACGCGTGGCTTTATTTTGAGTTAGATACTGCTAGTGCAGTAACCATTGGATACCCATCACTTATTAGTGCTCAGGCAGCCGTTTTATACGGATCAAATAATGGTGGGGCCACTTGGAACTTTATTGCTTACGAGACAAACAGAGGTAGGAGAATAACCTCAACAACCGCTTATCAATACTACGCTTACGCGAATCCTGGTCAAAACGTTGCCGCAAACGACTGGACTATTCTTCCTGCTAAGACCGTCCTTACGTTAGCTTCAGATCAAGATCTTAGTAAGATTTACCCTTCTGACGCTGTTTCACAAGATAGCGGTACGACACTATCTTCAGATACTATCTCTGGTTTTACGCGCCTAGATTATCAGAACGATGCCACTTTCACTGGCAATCTCAACACAATTGCTAACGCTTTTAGACCTGAATACAACAGTGTTCCGCCTTGGAGTCCAGGTCTCTCGACTGCATCTGCAGACTTTACAAGTTTGGGCCTGTATGTCACTAGCATTGGTGTCTGGGCCACCATGTCCAATAATAGCAGCGGTTGGAATGTTGATGGAAGCAGGTTAAATGTTAACGGAGTTAACGTAAGCTCAACAGCTACTGCGGTCCTAAAGCCAATTAGTGGATGGGCAGGTTCAGCGTGGCTAGTAACGCACACCTTTTCTACTCCTACTTTGTTAGGTCTTGTAGATGCTTATGCTGCTAATGCTAATCAATATGTGTCAGGCTATTACATTGATGGCGTTAAGGCTGTAAGGGGTGACACCAAGCTAGATCTGACTGGTTCTACTAACCTTTCAAGTTTTGCTGCAGGAGATACTATCTACCAGGACAACGCTTCTGCCGGTCCTACCTATAGCTCTAATCTTACCGGAACCTCTGGAGGCTCATCTGCTACTGTTACTAACCCTACCAGCTTGTATAACGGCAGCACAAGTGGTTATGCAACACTGTTCGGTAGTAATACTACAAACATTATTACGCATAACACTTCAATTTCAAACGTTCAACGTTTAGAAGTGTATTTGGAGGTAGGTAATACCAGCAGCGAAGTTTCTGTCAATGGATCAGGTTGGGTTACCAATACCGGAGCTGGATGGAACGACGTAACAGCTCTCCTTCCATTTAGTGGCAACCTAACTAGCATTCAGGTTCGAGAGTTTTACGGTGGCAGTAGTAATTTCCCGCGTTGGCACGCAATCCGTGTAAACGGTCAGATTCTTAAAGACGCTGATCTGATTCCTAATGGTACTGTTCTTGGAAGCGCACCTAGCGCTAATCAGCTCTTACTGAGCGGTACAGGCGGGTCATGGGATACCAGCAGTACTCAAACTGCTGAAGTAACCAAGGCGGCTGGTACAGGTAACGTGTTTGAGGTTGATTCGACCACAAATACGATCAAACTAACTGAAGTAGCTAATACCTGGCTCGGTGGTGTAGGCAAGTACGTGGTTGGTCCTAACACATATGTTTCTAATGGGAACACTGATACCCTCACAGATCACCCCACATCCGGTGCTTCTAGCGGTGACACCGGGTTGGGCGGTCAAATCAGCGGGAACTATTGCACGCTCAACCCGCTGGCCAACAATCAAACAACAATATCCAACGGCAATCTCACCTTAGTAGGCAGCGCAAGCGTAGCATCGGGCGCGCTTTCAACTTTCTTTGTTTCTTCTGGTAAATGGTACTGGGAGGCGACTTTTTCCAATGTAGTTGGATCTGACTGGGGAGCTCTAGGTGTGGGACGAACAGTTGGCATCCCTGGCCAAAGTTCTGCTAGTTATATCTACCGAAATAATGGACTTAAGATGAATAACAACATCACTAGTTCGTATGGAGATACTTGGGTCAGCGGCGATGTAATTGGTGTTGCTCTTGATTTACAGAATCTCTCGATAACCTTTTACAGGAATGGATCAAGCCAAGGCGTAGCATTTTCTGGTATGTCTGCCGGACTTTATTCGCCTGAGGTTGGTGAGCTCGGAGGCGGTGCATATAGCACTGCAAACTTAAACTTCGGCCAACGCCCCTTCGCCCACGCCGCCCCCGAAGGCTTCAAAGCACTCTGCACCGCCAACCTCGTCGAGCCTTTGATTAAAAACTCATCCACCGCTATGGATGTCGTCACCTATTCGGGAACAGGAAGTGCTCAGACAATAACCTTACCTGGAACAGGGTTCGATCCGAGTCTTCTTTGGATTAAGAGACGAAACTTACCTCTCGCAGATCATGTCCTCTACGACGCTCTCCGTGGGTTTGGTACGTCGGCAACTAAAACCCTTTATCCGAACCAAGCACTTTCAGAGGATACAACTAGCGTTATTACATCTACGACCTCTACAGGTTTTAATCTTTCAGGTTCTGGTCTCGAAACTAATCAATCCGGCGGCACCTATGTCGGCTGGATTTGGAATGTTGGGTCGTCTAACACCACTTATACGCCTGGTGTTACGCCAGGAGCGGGGACTGTTGCATCTACTGTGAGAGCTAACGTCAGTGCCGGGTGCTCCGTCGTTACTTATGACGGAGGGTCAACAGGTAATGTGACTGTAGCTCACGGTCTCGGAGCCAAACCAGCCCTGATAATTGTAAAAAATAGAGACAGTGCGCTTTCCTGGATGGTTTACCATGAGAGCCTAACTGCTACTTCGTATTTAATTCTGCAACGAAATAATATTGCAAATCAGAGTATAGATAGATGGAATAATACGGAGCCAACACCAGACGTGTTTACTGTTGGCACGAACGGCCAGGTCATTGGTAATTGTTTGGCCCTTTGTTTCGCCCCAGTCGATGGTTTTAGCGCTTTTGGCTCATACGTTGGGACCGGGTCTTCAGATGGACCGTTCCTGTCTACAGGTTTCAGACCACGGTGGCTGCTATTCAAAGCCTCTACTGATACAACTGATTGGATCATTCTTGATGCCCAACGGAATCCTTACAATGTCGTAGGTGACTATCTACGACCTAACACACAGGATGAGGATGCGAACGCCGCGTTCGGCGACTTTGTATCAAACGGATTTAAAATACGTAATGCGTTTCAATCTAGTAACTTTGCCAACACTACTTATGTGTGGGCAGCTTTCGCCGAAAACCCCTTCAAGTACACCCGTGCGCGATAGAGAAACTAATAAAGTCGGCATTTGCTCTACCGTCGACTTAACGGTTAGAATTTAAAAAAATCCGCGCGGCGATGTTTGTCTTAAACGGAAAACCGTTAGCCCTCGATAGGCCGTTTGAGGCAAACGGTACCCTTTATCCTGCTAATTGGCTGAGGTTATCTTCAACCGCAGCTCGTGAAGCCATTGGTATTACTTGGGTTCCGGACCCTCCCTCCTACGACCAACGTTTTTACTGGGGATATACAGCTAGCGGTACGTTGATCCCTAAGGATCATGGTCAGCTGGTCACCCAGTGGACCGACACGACGCGTCAAGCGGCAAATGGCTTTCTGGCTCCGACTGACTGGATGGTCATTCGTGAGGCCGACAACGGCACCGTGGTACCCAGCGGCCTTAAGGCTTGGCGTCAGGACATCCGTTACGCCTGCGAAGGCAAGGTGACCATGCTGTCCCTGACCACCGATACTCCCGGACTGGCTGATTACGTCACTTACATCACCCCTTCCGGCGGTGCTCCCTCTGACTACAACTATTGGCCCCAATACGTCGAACCGAGCGGTGTTGACCCTAGTGGAGTCTGATCGCTATGACGACACGCGGTATTTTCAACCGACAGTACACTGATTTCACCCCGGCGGGTCAGCAGGTCTGGCTCGTCAATGGTGCCGGTGTCTCTACGTCGCCTGCGACCACTCAAGATTTCACCGCTGGAGCCAACCTGATCCAGGGTGAGGTCGTTTACGTCAGTGGAACCTACGTCCTTCCTGCCTCAGCAGCAAGCGGCGTGGCATCCACTCAGTACAACGCTATCGGTATTACTGCCGCAGCTGCTTCTACCTCGTCCACCGTTGCTGTCATCCTCGATGACACTGCGGTTATTGGTGCAGCAAACATCACTGCTGCTACCGAGCTCGTTCCCGGTCAGTACTACTACTTGTCTCAGTACGACGGGCAGTTAACTGCTTTTAGTACTGCTTCCGGTACCGTTACTGCAGCCAGTGGTTACGCGGCTTTGGTCAATATTGGCCAAGCCTTAAGTAATACTGAGCTACAGGTCGAGATCGAACCTCCCGTCATCCTCTACGACTGAGGTTATACTTAAATAACGAGGGAAAAGCCATGGCAACACGTCGACCGTTAGTTGTAGTTAGTGGAGTTACTTCCGAACTTCCGGTCGGCGATACCGTTGTCGGCGCAACAGCCGGAACTCTGGCTGCTGGCAGTGGTTTAGACGGCGGCGGCGACCTTACCGGCGGCACGGTAACCATCAACGCATCGATTGCACCTGCTGCCAGCGGCCTGATCTTCGCCGACGATGCCCTGGCGATTGACGGTTCCGCCCAGGCTTCCGGTAATGCTGCTCTTGCCTCTGCTGCTACTGCCCTCGCTTCCGGTAACGCAGCCCTTGTCGATGCTTCCACCGCTCTTGCATCTGGTAGTGCGGCTCTTACTGACCTAACGTCGAAGGTCTCTAAAGCTGGCGATATTGTCAGCGGAACTCTCGTGGTCGACTCTCAGTCTTACGGAGTTGTTTCTTCGACCGTAAGCTCTGGCGTAATCCTTCTCGACTTCTCCGCCAATAATAACTTCGACATCACCCTCCAGGGTGACTCGACCCTTGCACCCAGCGTGTCTCCAAGCGGCGGTCAGAGCGGTGCTATTTATATCCGTCAAGACGGCACTGGCACTCGTTTACTTTCTTATAGCGGCGGCTGGTCCTTCTCCAATGGAGCTGCTCCTACTCTTACAGTGACCCCGAGCGGGACTGATTTGCTCGCTTATTACGCAGCCAGTACTTCCACTATTGTTGGCAATCTGATTGCAGCCGTTTCTGGAGTTTGAGGTTAAGCGATGTCGGTTCCTGGTGGGTCCAATTCTCTACTTCTAACTTCTGCCGCTGCTGGCCCTTCCGTTGCTGAAAATTATTCGCTACGGTTCAACTCAGCCGACAGCGCTTCTTTAACCCGTACAGTCACAACAAAAGGTGATACAAGGAAATTCACGTTTTCTTGCTGGTTAAAAAGGGGGAAGCTCGGCGCTTTTCCTTACAATCTTTTCTCTGGTAGCACTGGAACAGATCAGGGTGCGTATTTATGTTTTCCTGATAATGCCTCAAACGCCCTTGGGACTGCAGACACTCTAGTTTTTAAGGTTGATAGCGCTGGTTCGGTTGGGACACAAGCTGTTTTTAGAGATCCATCGGCGTGGTATCACGTCGTTCTTGCTGTTGACACAACGCAAGCAACTGATAGCAATCGGGTCAAGATCTGGGTTAATGGTGTACTTCAGACTCTTACCGTAACCGCTTCTCCCGGATGGCCAACCCTTAACTATGAGTTAAGTATTAACGATGTAGGGAAGGCTGCGATTGGCGCTGAACTAAATGATCCTTATGGCACTCGTTTTCATGGAGATTTTTTGCTAGCAGAGGTGCATTTCCTCGATGGTCAAGTTTTAACTCCGAGCAGTTTCGGTGCGACTGACGTTACCACTGGCGTGTGGAATCCGATCACTGTCACTGGTGTGACATACGGAACCAATGGCTATTACCTTGACTTTTCAGATAACAGCAGCACGACCAGTGGCTCAAACGTTGGGATAGGTGCGGATAGCAGTGGCAACGGAAATTACTACGATAGCAACAACATTAGTGTAACTCCTGGCGCAGGTAATGATAGTCTTGCTGATTATATTACTGATGGAACTACAACCGACACTGGATATGGCGGTGAGTTATCTGGTAACTATTGCACTTGGAATCCGCTACGTCAGCGTGGTTCTAATACAGTCTCTAATGGCAATCTTGATGTAACACTAGCTGCGGGATCAGGAAACAGTATTACTGGCACATTTGCACAATCATCAGGAAAATGGTACTGGGAAGTTACTCATAACGGTTTTTCAAACTCAAATGCTTTAGGCGTTGGGATCATAGACGCTTCTGTTGCTCAGAGCACCATATCTCTTTTCGGCGGTGGAGCTGTTGGGTATTATCTCGGTAACGGTTCAAAATATGTAGACGGTGCAAGTACCGGTTACGGCGCAGCTGCTAGTACTGGGGCGGTTATTGGTGCCGCACTCGATTTGGATTCTGGCACTAAAACGATTACTTTCTACAAAGATGGTGTCTCGCAGGGGGCGATTAACTTACCTTCCAGCTTTTCAGTCTGGTCACCTGCTCTCAGCAACGGGACATCGGGCGGAACTGTAAGTGCTATAGCCAACTTCGGCCAACGCACCTTCGAACACAGCGCCCCCAGCGGCTTCAAGGCACTCTGCACCGCCAACTTCGACACGTCGCTGATCACGAAAGGCAGTACGGTCTTCGACGTGCTGACCTATTCAGGTAACAGTGGTGTTCAGAATGTAGTCGGTCTAAATTTTGAACCCGACTTCGTGTGGATTAAATCCCGATCTAACACCTATGGGCATAGGCTTATCGATCAGGTTAGGGGCGCAACAGTAAAACTTGCGACAGACTCTGATGCTGCTGAAGCAACCGAATCTAATGGTCTGACATCCTTTTTGAGTACAGGTTTTACTCTAAACTTAGATCCTAGATATAATGCTTCCCCTGAAACATACGTCGCCTGGAACTGGGACGCGGGTACATCAAGCGCGCCGAACACCGACGGCAGCATCACCAGCACCGTCCGCGCCAACCCCTCGGCGGGATTCTCGATTGTTAGCTGGACGGGAACTCTGACTGCCTCAACAGTTGGCCACGGCTTGGGAGCTGTTCCCGAGTTGATCATTGTCAAAAACAGAGATCAAGTGACTGAGTGGGGTGTTTATACAAAAACAACTGGCAATGCTAATACGTTATTTCTTAATTTAGACAACTCGTCTACACCGGCTTCCCTTTACTGGAACAGCACCTCGCCCACTTCAAGTGTCTTTAGTGTTGGTGCCCACGGAGCAACAAATGGCAGCGGTAAAAAAATGGTTGCTTACTGCTTCGCCCCAGTTAAGGGCTACAGCGCCTTCGGCAGCCACACCGGCAACGGCAGCGCAGACGGCACGTTTGTTTATACCGGGTTTAGACCGAGATGGATAATGACCAAAAGAACAGACAGCACCGCTTTTTGGATGATTCTAGATAGTGCGCGTGATACCTACAATGTTGTCGACGGTCAGTTATATCCAAATACCGCTGCTCTAGAAAGCAGTAGTGCAGTAGCTGATTTTCTATCTAACGGATTTAAGGCTAGAAGCACATCAAATGAAATGAATACAAATGGCGGGACTTACGTCTGGGCAGCATTTGCCGAGAACCCCTTCAAGTACGCCCGAGCACGCTAAGTCTAAGGGTCAGCAAGTCTAAGATCTCCGGTTAGAATATATGCAGCCGCACTCACTTTTGTGAGCGAACGGGATCTTTTATTTGATTTAACTTGTCTTCAGAAAAGATGCGCCCGTAAACAGTTTCGACGACAAATCCTAGATGACTGGGGTTGTTGTGCCTACTGCGGACGGTCCAAACCAACAACCCTTGACCACGTAGTTCCAAAAGCCCGTGGTGGCGCGACGATTAAGCAGAACCTTATTGCTGCTTGTGGCGCCTGTAACCTTGAGAAGAGCTCCTCGAGTTGGTTCGAGTGGTACCGAGCTCAAGATTTCTGGACTAAAGACAGAGAAGATCGGATTCTTCGTTGGGTGAACCAGCGAGAACCCGATCTTTTCTCTTTGGTGCCTGCCAGACTTCCCTCTATAGCAATAGCCGCTTAATTACTTTTTAGCGGTTTTACTGATGATGCCTGCGATCATCTCGATCACCTTGTAGAACTTGCCGTAAATCTCGTCATCCTTAGGGGTAGGAGTGAGATTCACAATGGCGAGAGCCAGAAGGTGGAGGGCACCGGCAATACCGGCAACCTCAGCCCAATTGTTAAGCAGATAGGTGATCATGTTTGAGTACTAGATCTACTAAAATTATACGAGCGCTTCTACAGGCATGCCCGCAATCTTAGATGATGCCGTTAAACGGTTAGAAGAGAAAGGCTACTCGAAGGATTCAGCTTACGCTATCGCTACCAAGACTCTCCAGGAGTCTGGTGACCTCCGAGAGGGTACCCAAGAAGCTACAAGCAAAGGCAAACGCCGTGGCGAGATGAGCCGCGCAACCCGCGCAAAAACTCGCGCTAAAAAGTACAAAGAAGAGCGTAAAGCGGGGCGTAAATTTGAACGTAACACCAGTGGACGGGACTAATGGCTGAGGTAGCTAAGAAAAAAGACCCCGAAAAGTGGGCTCGAGCTAAAGCAAAAGCTCGCAAAAAGCTTGGTGGACACAGCGCACGAGCTATGCAGCTCGCCACCAAGTACTACAAGGAGGCTGGTGGACGCTACGAAGGTAAAAAGTCCTCTAAAAACCGTCTAAGCAAGTGGTCTAAGGAGGACTGGCAAACTCGCGAAGAGTACGAGAAAAATAAATGAGCGAAGAGGACTTTGACGAACTTAATGAACGCGTCAAGGAGATGAGAATCTCTGTCCTTTTCGAAGAACCTTGCCCTTTATACGAGGAAGACGAATCTGATGGCTGATGTAGCACGCGAGAAAGGACGCACTGAACGGTACTTACCTAAAGCTGCCTGGGCGTCGATGTCCGCCGAAGAACGACGAGCAACGGACGAAAAAAAGAAAGAAGCGACACGCGGTAAGCCAGTTAACACCCACGTGGCAAATACTGAGACTGCCAAACGAGCTGGTCGTAAAGCCCGAGCTTGGAAAAGCTCTAAGGATCGCTAAAAGGCGCTCGGAGTCTCATCTCTCCGCCTAGTAAACGCTGTGCCTCAGAGTCGTCGGCGGATTCCTCTGTGTAAATAGGTTCTTGTTTTTCTCTTTCCTCTTTCTCCCACTCTTTCTGGATATTCTTGATCTGCTCTTCCACCTCTAACATTGCGACTTCAGCGCGAAAAGCCGACCAGTCGGGGAGGCAATAGTCGAGGATCCTCCGAATCCAGGGTTTGCTCTTAAGAGGATAAAACCTACATAAGAACACAATCGTTTCGTATACAAGAGCGTTTAGTTTGTTGTAATTTTTTGCATCAGCCATACCTTAGAATTAGGTCAATAAGTGCCTTTACCTTAGCCATGGCAGAGACTACTTTCAACCGTGAGTTAGGTGCTGCGCCCGCTGGCATCAGCCGGTTTGGCCAAATCCGTACTAATGATGGTCTGAACGTAACTGTCGATTCCTATCGGGCTTTCGCAGGTGACGGTAAGTATCCTCTCTCTGATGTTTATGAGGTTACTTACGGAAGCACTGGTGTCGCTACTTTTCTTCTCGACGCTGCGGCCTTCGGGGTAAGTGGTATCACAGTTGTTGGTTCCGACGGGGTCGAGGACGGGACGGCGGAAGCTCCTAAGATGACCCGTCGTCAAGGCAGCGGCGTGGCGTTCTCGGTCACTTCTGGCGATACAGCCACTGTCTATGTTCATCGAACTGATCGCAGTGCTTCTGAATATCGCGTGACGATGTTAGTGGCTTAATTTATAAAAAATTTAGCTCAAATCTGCCCAGTCTCTGTCAAAGTATCTGAGGCTGGGCTTTATATATGACCCTCTCTCAACGTGGGTTAGACCTGATCAAAAAGTTTGAGGGTCTGCGTCTTACCGCATATAAGTGTGTCGCAGGTGTCGACACGATTGGCTACGGACATACAGGCCCTGATGTAAAACCCGGTCTAAGAATTACTGAGGAAGAGGCTGAAAAACTCTTGTGGCGAGACACTGAGAGCGCTCAGCAAGCCGTAAACAGCTTCGTGAATGGGAAGTTAAATCAGAATGAATATGATGCTCTAGTGTCTTTTGTTTTTAATGTTGGCCCTACTGCGTTTGTTAATAGCACGTTACTCAGACTACTCAACGGTCACGCAGACCGTAAGATCGTCGCGGCTGAATTCGCTAAATGGGTGAAGGCTGGTAGTGACCAGCCCGTCCCTGGCCTAGTCCGCCGACGCCAGCACGAAAAAGCCTTATTCTTGGAGAAGATTAAGCACCCTCTCTTGGGAAAGTCGATCCTCGCTAAGCGTGACACCTGGCTTAAGCGCAAGCCGGTCGATTCTTCCACCTTGGCTGCTGAGGAAAAATTATTCGTACCTAAGGGTGCAGCGTGGCAGTGGACTGAGATTCGGATGTATGCGGGTGAGGTGCACCAAAGAGTCATTCTTGAGCTCCAGCCCGATAAAGAGTGGTGGTTCTTCCCCGATCATTGGAAGATCATCAATGATGTAAACATCGAAAGCTCTGAACCGAGCACTAAGAATGAGATAAAGCTTTCTGTACCTTATTACTCGCAACGCGATAACTATAGGGACGCTAACCGCACCTGCTTCTCCAGCAGTTGCGCCATGCTCCTATCTGGGCTCGACCCCGATGCCATCGAGAATGACGATGATTACATTCGAGAAGTCTTCAAGATTGGCGACACTACGGATTCCTCCGTTCAAGTCAAAGCTTTAGCCCACTTCGGCGTCGAATCTAGTTTTCTGACTACAGGAGACTGGAGTTCAATCGAAGAACGGCTCGAGAAGGGTATTCCCGTCCCGATCGGGATCCTTCATAAGGGTTCGGTTAGTAAACCATCGGGCGGCGGCCACTGGATCTGTGTGGTTGGTGTAACTGCAGACAGGTCTAAGCTTTGGGTGCACGACCCTTGGGGTGACCTAGACCTTGTTGCTGGGACTTACGTGAGCCAGGACGGGGAGTACAAGCTTTACTCGAAGGCGAACCTGGGACCTCGCTGGATGGTCGAGGGCAACAAATCTGGTTGGTTTATTAAAGCTCTTTAAGCTACTTGCCTGAGTGTTTTAAGCTGACTAACTCTGTCCTCTCCTCCCATGGCTGCGGTCTACTTCGACTATCAAGAGATTCTCGATAATTGGAACGTTGACTCAGAGCAAGCTAAGGCTGATTTTTTAGATGCTCTTTATGAGTTCTATGGCTGTAATGACGGCCTCTACACAGGGCTCTATCAGCGTTACAAAGACGATCTGGCAGAGTTTGGGCGTCATATGGTGACCGCTCGAGGTTATAAAGTTGTTGACTTATTTGCGACTGCTTTAGAATCATAAAAAACTCCCGTGGCTTACCAGAGAGATTACAAAAAAGAATATAAGGAACACGGTAAGACTGAAGAACAGAAGAAACGGCGCGCCGCTCGTAACAAGGCTCGCCGTTATATGGAACGAAATGGTCGCGTTCGCAAAGGAGATGGAAAAGAGGTTGATCATAAAGATTTCAACCCAGAAAATAATTCCCCTAGCAATCTCCGCGTAGTTAGTGAGGAGACTAACCGCGAAAAACAGCCAAAACGCAGTTAGAATCGAATCATGGAAGGTCAACAGTTCTTACAGCGGCCCGGCGGACTTGGTCCCATGGCTTCCCGCGTAAAACCGCTCGGTTCGATGGCGACCGAAGAACCAGCGCGCTTTACGAATACTCCTGAAGCTATCGATCTGCGCCGTGCGCAGTCTCTCGATAATATCAACCGCATCACGTCTCAGTACCAGCGTGATCGGGGCGAATACGTTCGTTCCGCCGTGGGTCCTACCAACTACCAGGAAGGCAACATCATGCCTTCGAGTGAGATTACCGGCTTAGCGGGTTACAACCACCGGGATTCTCTGGTAATGCCTGGTCGTGCAGCTGACCTTTCTAAGGCTCAGTACTTGGTTGATACAAACAACAGCCTCGATCCGAACCTGCGTGGTCAGATGCAAATTCTGACTTCGCTTCCCCAGCAAAACTTCCTTAACGCCCCTGATCCTGGTGCAGCGCTGCTGCCTAATGATTTCAGGACTCCTGGTTCTATGCCTCTTCAGCTTCCGATCAAAGGTGAGCGCAAATGATGAGTTCCCAGGCAGACACTATGCGGATGGCGGGGATGCGTCTCGGTTTAGGACCGCTAGACGTTTCGCGTATTGTCTCGAACCCTCGTGAAATTACTGCTAGGCTCCGTTATCAGCAAACGTTTCCTAAGAGCTAAGTGAAGCTGCACTCAGCAGAGCTTGATTGGATTACCCCTGATACTGAGCAAACTATTGCGAGGCACGCGAGGGTTTCTACTAAAGACCCCAACCGCGCTGAGTACGCTCGTCTACTGAGTTACTGCATTAAGCACGGACACTGGAGTGTCTTCGAGCAGGCGAGTGCTTCTTTCGAGATATCGACTACACGGGCTATCTCGCCACAGATCCTGAGGCATAGAAGTTTCGTATATCAGGAGCTTTCGCAGAGATATTGCGATCCAATCGAAACTTTAGACGTCTCTGAAACTCCCTGGAAGTTTGAGATCAGGGCTCAGGCTGAGAAGAACCGTCAGAGCAGTCAAAACGTTCTCCCGCTGTACATCTGCGAGCACTTTTGGGATCGCCTCGAGGATATCGATAATCAACTGAAGGACTTGTATCGCGACATGCTCAGCAAGGGGGTCGCCCGCGAGTGTGCGCGTAATCTTCTCCCTCTTTACACGCCTACCCGACTTCACATGAGCGGGACCATCCGCAGCTTCATCCACTATGTCGGCCTCCGTGGTCAAGAGGAGACCCAACGCGAGCACCGCATGATCGCCCGCTCGATTGGTTACGAACTATCGCACCAAGTGCCTACAGTTATTGACGCTATCAAGGAGTCCGAGGAGAGTAGCTTGAAAGGTTGGGACTTCCTTCGTTGACTCTCCTCGCATCCCTTGTGTTTTTACTGAACCTCTACCTTCTTACTTACGCTCTTATGGACGCAAACAGGGATCACAGCTGACCCGGCATCTGACCGGTTTGAGTCCAGGGGTCTTGCTGAGGTGCCGGGGTCGCGGCCTTAGCAGCGTTTTGGAGTTGCGCCAATTGGAGCGCTCGGCGCTGACCCTCGAGCTCTGCCGCCATCTGCTGCACCTGAGCCTGCGCCCAGTTCTGAGCGTTTGCGGTCAGCTCGTCTAACGCGTTGCTGGTGTGGGGAAACGAGAAAAGGACTCCGTTGCCATTTTTATGAGGGATTTTCTGACCTCCGATATTTTCAGCCAACCCGGTCAGAAAACCGTGAGCCTGAGTCGCAGGGATATCTGCGATTAATGCCAATTGAAGTGGGTCTACGAGCCCTCGATTGCTCTCATACAGTGCACTGAATATGCCAGTCACCCTCTGCGCGTTGTCTTTGTTTACCTGAGATTTGCGGTGTCGGTCCCTGGCGATACCCGCCCCGCCGATAAGCCCTCCTCCGAAAGCAAAGGCAGTACCCAACTGCTGAGGAGCGGTGAAAGTAACTGCAGTCCCAATGCCAATGGCACCTAGGACAGCGAGTGTCAGATTAGGGTTGAGACGCAGGGTCATGTTTACTGAAAGCGGTGTCCCACTTTGTGGTGGTTGGATCTTGTGCGTACTCCACAGGGGAGGGTAAACGCTCAGGACCTGTTGAAGCTCGATCGGATTTTAGATCAAAAGCTTTGAGACGTAAGCCTTTTAGGCTCGGAATACCATCTTTCATGACAAGGGATACACCTTGCAGTTTGAGGATGTTGGTAGCGGCTTCTTTAGTCCGCTCGACAAACCTGTGCTTAGCAGCGGCTTTGTAGCCACAGGACTTACAGAAGTTGGCGTAACTGGGGTAGAGCGCACCGTAAGCGTTAGCTATATACAGTCCTTTCTCTGACTCTTCGATCGAGGGCTTCCGTGCACCGTGGCCGATAGGTGTCGTGCTGTTCGGTGCATAAAGACAACAGTCGTTGAGCCAAGCAACAAACTGGTTGTTAAACATGAGGGCTTCGATGTTCGTTGCGTTTAGCGACGGTACGTGCTTTGTAGGGTTAGCAAGAACGTCTTTCATGCGGTCATAGCCCATGTCGAGCGCCCAGCTGACGATTCCGGACATCTCTTCCGCAAACGCACCTTCGATGCAGTCGTCGTAGACGGAGATCAGTTCCTTTCGACTGCTCGGAGGTACGACACGATCCATAACTACAGTGAGTCGCCTCCGTTCAAGACCGCTGCTGGAATCGTTTGATGTGATGTGTTCATTACTAGCGATACACACCAAGCACTCGGGCTTAAAGCTGATGATCTCTTTGCCATACTTTCTCTCAGCTCGAAGTGTGTCAGAGGCAGAAGTCAGCTTTTTGAGGACGTCCATCCTCTTCTGGTAGTTGCTTTCGTCTGTTAGGAGGAGCAGCCGTTTGCCGATCAGGTTGTAAGTCTCAAATTTATTGTTTTCGATCATCTCCAGGCTTGAGGTGTGAGTGCTGTGGTAACCAGCGAGCGCAACCAAGAGCTGCTGCATCGTTGATTTACCCGTCCCGCCTGGTCCGACAAGGTGTAAGAACCTTTCTCCTGAGGTGTATCCGGTGAGGATTGCTCGAGCAAAAGCCCGAATCAGGAGCTCCTGCCCTGGGTGAAGGCAGTTTTTGATCCATGATAGGAACTCAGGACAGTCAGCTTTTTTATGGAAGCTGTACTGAAGCTTGAAGCGGAGAAAAAGATCCTTGTGAGTTCCTTCGTGAAACTCGAGAGTTTTGCTGTCGAGTACGCCGTTGGAAAAAGGAATTAGTCCTCTGGATTTACTCCACACGCTTTTCCGACCACCATCAGCCGAGCGAAGTAGCTTGGCCTTAAGGATTTGGTAGACGCTTTGAATCGTCGAAGCGGTGTACTTGGGTAGCACACCGGCTACAACGAAAGAGTCCAGAGCTTTAACAATTCTCCTTTTTATGTGCTGCTCGTCCTGGTGGTACCAGAGATCTCCATCGCTGTCATAGTGGTAGAACTGATCGAGATAGCTGTCGTAGATGAAGTCGTCTCCCTGGTTAGTGACGATGATGTCTGCGACGTCGTTCTCAGAGAACTGACGGTTTTGGTTGCCCGCGTTGCTGACTAGGTTGACGAGCTGCGTGGGCGTAGACGGAGTGTTCATCTGATCTTCTTTTGTTGTTGATGTTGATGTTGATGTTGCTTTGTCAGCTGTAGCGACAACAGGTTTATTTGTGTCGAGGCTGAAAGCGCTGATGTCTAGAACCGAATTTAGCTGCGCTTTCTTGGCGACAGCTAGGGCTTCCTTTTCAGAATCGGAAGCAAACTTCTGGAAGGCCTTCTGGTTGACTACCTTTACCTTTTTCCAAACGGCAAGACCTCCGAGGTCGGACGCTAAGGCAATTGCAGGCTGCAGGTCACCGGCATCCCGAATGGAATTGAGGATTCGACCGAACTTGCCATCGAGGTCGTGAGGGTACGCATAGATGTTATAGAATGCTTCCTGCGCAATTGTCAAGGGTGACACGCGCACAGGGATCTCACGCTCACTAAGCCAGTTAGCCCACCCGAGCAGTTCCTTGAAGACCGCTGCCATAGTCGAGCTGCGGTCCTCAACTTCCTCTCCATCGAGGACAGAACGGACAGTATTGGAAACCAGCCTCGCGAGGTCTATACCGTCAGCGTCCTCACAGAGAGTATTTAAGGTTTCCTCGGCATCACTTTCACCTTCGCCCTGGTCAGGAATTGTCGCAGCGACCTTTGCAGCCTCTTGAACTTTGTCGATCGGAATGAATTTGCCTGGGCAGGCAAAGACTGCCTCCTTGTCCTTGGCCCCATAAAAAAGGTTTGGGATCGTCGTAGCCCGCACATCGGATCCAGGGATCTGGCTATAGATCTGTTGAGTGAGAAACTTGTAGGTTTTCGGATCTACGATCGGAGACTCGAGACCAAAGACGAGTCTGAACCTCGGCCAAGCCTCTGTGGTTGAAGGAGAGTAGTAACCAACAGTTAAATATTTTTTACAGATATCGAGCTCTAAGGCTTCCTCTACAGTTAATTCTTGCTTCTGTACTTTATTGCCTTCCTTATCTTTATGATCTGCTTGATTATCTATATCAACAATAATTAAGCCCGCTTTAATTACTCCGGTGCCTTTGGAGTTCCTCTGCCCGTTTATGAGATGCCAAGCGCAGAGACCATGACTATCTCCAACATGACCTGCAATTTCCGAAGCCTCAAGTTCGGAAGCAATCCAGTTCGAGTTAAAGGCAGAGAAGTTTCCCCCGGACGCTATCTTGCCTGTCTCAGGATGGAGATGCTTTGCGACTACCTCGTTTACAGAGCAGATGAACTTCATGGTGTGTCGCGGGGTGCCTCCAGTATGCCTGAAATGTCATCAAGCAATCTGAAGAGAAGCTGAAGAAGCCCCTCTCAGACTGCGTTTTCGAGGTCTGCAGATTCTACTTTGAACCCTTGGCCTCGTAGTACTGCCTCACAACTTGGAACCAATTTTCTTCGTCTTTCTCGACTTCTTCTGGTCCAAAAGTAAAGATCTGTGTGTTGAACTCCTCTATAGCTGTAGTAACGATAATTTGCGTCTTATCAATCTTAATTCCTAAACAAGCTTCCGCCGCTGCTTTATACGCTGCTAGTTGAAGTTTTGTCTTCTTAGTTTTAAACACACCAGAGATTAAAGCCTTCCTCGTTTTTTCGTCGACTTTTGCGTCTTTGCGTGGGAACCTGGCTGAGTAAGGACCGTTGCTCGTCTTGAAGTCAGCCAAAATAATTTCAGCATTTTGATTCATATAGATCAGGTCACAGCACCCGGCGTAACCATATCCGGTCTTTTCGTCGTAGTAGTGGATTCGCCCGACGCCATCGTCTCCTACATAGGATGACCAACGCGGTTGGTTGAAGGGTTTTTCAGACCACAGAACACGCCCACCGCTCACGAGCTCATCTAGAAGCTCGGGCATACCGTTCCAATAGGGACTGTATCTTTCAGGTGGGACGACCTTTAAACCCAGCAGGTAGTTTTCAACACTCGAGTGGATCCAAGTTCCTCTTTCGGCAGCCTGATCAGCTACCCCAGGGTTCATCAGATTCCAATGCGCCAGTTTTTTACGCGTTTCTTCTGTCTGCGTGGCACTAAGGATTGAAGTTACCGAAGGAAGAGGTACAGGAACTCCATTGCAAATGTAGTGCCTTAAGCCGTTAACTGTAACGCGGGTATCGGACACAAGATACGTGTCAATTCCTGCCTAGCTTAGAACAAATCTGTAATTCCAGTTCCTTCTTCGTCGTCCTCATCTTCCTCCTGATCAATAAAGAATTCCTGTTTCTGATATTGATACTCTCTGTTACGTTGATCGATCTCGCTCATTAAGCACAAGGCTGCGGAGAAACCTTCTATAGTTATTTCTGCGCACTCCTCTGGTGATCGTGCTTGTCCTTGGTAGTCCACGCACTCTGTAAGCAACTGCTGGCCTACAAGTAACGCTGTAATCTTGTCTAACTTAGAATTTTGCTCGATCTGGAGTTGCACTAACTGCTCTAAGAGTGCACCGAGACGCTTGGTCACTTTCGAAGATTTTTTGGATGCGCCCAGCCTACTTCGAAATCGATGAACGTACTGCAGCGAGCTGCGCCAGGTCGTTTAAATACAAACCACGCTGATGTCACAGAATCTTTTAGTTGCTTACCATCTGCACGGAATGCAGGGCGCGGCGACAAAATCTTCATGTTTACTAACGAGGACTCATTTAAAAACGCTTCACGATTCCGCGTGGGCTCAAGGAAGGTCAGTCGGTCGAGGATGATCAGACCTTCTTTAGCTATGTCGATTCCGTACTCTGTAATCCAAGGAGTGTACTGAGGTGTTCCTTGTGTTATAGCTATTACCCAGTCGATTGTGCCTCTATATTTTTCCCACCACTCTGGGTCCTGCAGGTTGGATTCCTCCCTGTTGGTGACGATTTCGGTTATCCCTGCTTCGGCTATTTGCTTTGCAAGCTGTCCTTGAAAGTCGGACGGAAGTAGAATTGATCCATTACCCCAAGAGCTTCTGGCGATCGGGGAGAAAACAAATTTAGGAACCTGATAAAACGTCATGGAAGCGGATACCGTTCTAGATAAGTTGAAGTCTCATCTTTCAGTTGAGCAGTCCTTCGCACACCGTGTGTTTTTGGACAGTGTCAAGCAACTTAGTGAGCGAGAGATAGATGAGTACTTAGGTCTCATGTACGCAAGCTATCTTATCAGGGGAAAACTGCTCGAAAATATTGTGACTTATTGCGTCACGAACGACATAGATCTGCCTAGCTTCGGCGATCTGATTGATATGTAATAAAAAAGGGCTCCTCTCGGAACCCTTCGAAGCGGATTGAACGTTAGGCGTCAGATCTCGAGACCGGCAGCTTTAAGAGCTGCTTTTTGCTCTTCCGATAACTCCTTACTGGTAGTCTCCTTCTTTGCAGCAGGAGGTTCTTTGGTCGCCTTAGCTCCAGGTTCGCCTGCTGAGGGAGGGAGAGATTGAAGCGAAGCAGGTGCTTGCCCCTCTAGTCTCTTGGGATTCGCGTCAATAAAAGCTTCTTTGATTGCCGCGTGGTCCTCTCCCAGAGGTAGCTCGACCAGATTCGCACCGGAGATACTACTGCGAAGAGCACTTGATACCAACTCTCCTCCATCGCTTTCGAGCCAAGCTCCAATATCCTCGATGAGTTTTTTCTCATCGTCGTTTTGAGCTGGGCGATCCTTGAACTCGAGGACGTTGTAGTTGATCTTTGCACCATCCGCACCAGTGACCGGATCCCGCTCGTTAAAGGATTTCTGCGCAAACTTAGTCGAGGTGATGATCTCGCCTACGTTAATACGATTGTTGTAGAGCGTTTGGAAGTACGAGATAAAGTTCTTCTGACTCGACTTGCCACTAATAATGCTTGTACATACGCAGCGTGGCGGAAGAAGACGATGAGAAGGTGTAACGCCAATGTAACTAATACGAATAAACTCTTCATGCGACCGCATGCCGAGGTTACCGAAATACGGTGTAAACCCAAGAAGGATGAATTCAATGGGTATACCGTTGTCGTTTGAGTCAGTGATGGCCGCGTCAGGATCATTATCGGATTTCCAGCGACGCGCTTGAAGATCGATACGGAGCGTGTGCGGCGGGACCTGACAGAGGATTTCATCAGCCGAAAATTTGCCAGCAATAAATACCATGGTTAATCAGAGCGAAAAGTCGAGAGAACCGAGAGCAGCAGTTGAAACACGTCCTTTTTCAGGATCAGCGGCTTTCTTAGGAGCAGACCGCGTCGAACGAGGGAGATACAGGATCTTATCCACCCCGTAATTCAGGAACACACGCTCTTCTTTCTCCGAAGTGCTCACGCGCCCGACAGCGATTGTCGGTGTTCCTGGGGGAAGTTCAGCCAATTGTCCGGATAGTTCATTCCAGCAGCTGAGCTTCATCCAGCTTGTTTCTTGTTTTTCGTCTTGCCAAGCAAGCGAACGGTTAGTGACAGTGTTGTCAGCCAGTTGAGTTTCCTCGGTCTTAGGACCAAGACCACCCGTGGCGACAAACAGGTTGACCGCGAGAAGGTCATCCCAGTTTTCCTTCCTGACAACCAGCATGGGTTGCATCTTCAGTACGCCATCCGGATCCGCCTTCGTCGGTCCAATGGCAAAGAAGGTTTCTCCTTCTTGGACTTCTTTGAGAAGTTTGCCGACGTAGTGATCTGCCTTTTGAACGAGGCAGACCTTGGTGGCAACTTTCTTTTCGGTAGCTGGGAGCGACTCAGCTGTCAGTGAAACGGTTTCCTCTTCGAGGAGGGCGTCGCTGGAAGCTCGCAACCCAAGAACAAAGACGTTCATTTGTTGAGGATTCGGTAGATCGTTGATCTGTGTACTTTGAGGACCTTGGCGATCTCCTTTACAGGAACGCCTTGGCTGCTGAAGGCTAGCGCCAAATTCATGTCTGCGCCACTTAATTTCGATGCTCTTGTTGCTTTGTATTTATTGTGGTATGGATTCACACACATCTTATTTCCGCACAAGGGAGACACGACTTCTTCTCTTGTTATGTCTAAGTAGTCCAACACTACTGGTCTTACATAGAAGCGGTTGTTGAGCATGTAAGTCACAGGCACTCCGTTGACGGAGCCCTCTTCCCAAAGCTCGCACGTCTTGTGATCAAACTCGTTGTATGCAAGTTTTTTAAACAGTCTGCTGAGACCTGTCTCCTTGGCCTCCTCGTATAAGAGTTCGAACCTGTCTGCACGTAGGGCTCTGGCTATGTCCCTGGATTGAGCTTGCGCGTGGCCAGCATCGTTTGCGGTTATGGCTAATACTGTCTTAGTTTTATTTTTCTCTAGTGTTATGGAGTACTGTGTATGCACTTCTTGTCTTAGTCCCTTGGGCTGAAGTGTACATAAAAAAAGCCCCGCATTCGCGGAGCCTTTGCTTTTAGTTTTAATCCTCAGCTTTTGAGGAAGGTTTCGTAGTACTGACGGAACGGATCGCTTTCGTCTGCGGGGATCCCAGCGCGGTAGCCGCCTTTATACTGCTGGCTCTTTCCGTAGAACGGTTCACCTAATTCGGTAATACGGTTCTCGATGTTACCGATCCGTTCGAGGTTGGTTTGAACTCCACCCGGACGATAGTAAGCTTTGCCTTCAAGGATCCGACGACCAAAGTCTGCGGGGTCATAGAACTGACCCATCTGCTCAGGCGTGGTGTACAGACCTTCGACAAAGCTCTGATAACCCTGGGTCGCAGAGAGATCCTGACTCATCGGAGCGATACCTTTATCGCCTTTTGAGTAAGGTTCGTAACCGGCTGCGCGGGCAGCGCCGTAGAAGCGGCTGACGTCTTGACCGTAGTCCCTGCCGGTTTGAAGGTCTTCATACAAACCTGAAAACAGTTTGTTGAAGTCTTCCTGGCTCTTAATATTTTCCGCGCCGATAGCACGGTGCAGCAATTGCGTTGCTTTACCAGCTGCTTCTTGCTGGGTCAGGTCGCCATAGAAGTCCGTGCTGTACTTAACGTTCGAAACGTCGTAACGCGGTTTCGTCGGCGTGGGTTCCGGTTCCGGCGTGGGTTCCGGTGCAGGAGCAGCCACCTGTTGAGGAGCGGGAGTCAGAGTGAAAACGCTTTCCCGCGTGGGCATCTTGGGAGCTTTATAGCTCAGGACACCACCGCGACCTTTTTCGAGTGTCTTCGTCTGGAAGGAGGGCAGGAAACCTTCCATGGTTCCAGTTCCCTCGGCTTCGTCACCGAAGAGTTCAGCCAGATTAAAGCCAAACCTGGACCCTGCCGACCGCAGAAGCGAAGGAGGTAACTTGTACCGAGTGGCAGTCATCTGTTTAGAACTTTCTTTTGAGTCTAGTCTACCGAATTTTATTGATCTTTCTTTCTCATCTCGAATGTTTTAAAGCCTCCGAACACAGGGGCAGCTTTGTACCCACCCAGTAGTCTGGGTTCTTTGTTTGTTTGCTTCGGATCTTTATCAAAAGCAGCAGACGACAAGGTGGGGAACAGTTCGACGAGACGCGAGTCAGCGTCTTCGGTGCCATCGAGGGTAATCCCGAAATAATCACCTGCGTACCGAGTGGCCATGCTACTGAGGTCTTTCTTCTGAGTCTAAAAGAATTAGTTGTTTTCTACAAAGAACCTCTTCAGGTCGAATCCAGGACCAACGACTCCCTTCAGCACACGCATGGTCATCTTGGCCTCCTCGTGGTCCTTGTAGTACTTTGCTTTGTCTTTATCCGGGGTATAGCGAACTAATCTTTTATTCTCTTTGTCCAGACAGTCCTGTACGTACAGGTTTTCACGGGTAATAACCCACACCTCTTGGAATCTAAGGAGGGGCATCGCCTCTGTTTCCGCAAGCGTATACAGCTTTGGCGTATAAGCTACTTTCTTTTTAACTTTTTTGCTAGGCGTCTTTACAGTTGTCGACGAGATTTTACTTTCGCTTTTGTTTTTCAGGTTCCTCTGGAGGTTCCTGGCTCTATTCGCAGCCTTAAGAGCAGAGTCGAACTTCTCGATCGTAAAGCATACATATTCATCTGTACGCACACAACCTACATAACCTTCTTCTACTTTGGCTGTAAAGATTTCTTTTTTACAGTCTGCAGGGAGGTTTATAATCTGCATGACTTACGTTTTAAAACGGTTCGAGTCTACCCTATTTTCTCTATTGGTTTGGGTCGATTAGGGTTAGCCGAATCTGTTCGTGCCGCGTGGGAGTTTTGGATCCATCCCACAAAACGTCGACGTAGATCCTTCTACTGCCGATGGAGTTTTTGATGATGAGGATATCGAGCACCTCACCTTCCCTTTCGCTCGCTGCTATTGCTGCAAACTTTTGTCTGTACTCCTCACCCCGCAGAGGATTTACTAAGGAGTGCTGGAACTTGTTGATCTCCTTGACGCGATCTCCCACTTTGAACTTAATTTTCGGTTCCGGTTTTTTTCTCTTGCGTGCTGCTTGTTCCATCATTTTTCAGCCCAAGTTTTGCCTGTCCCTGCGTCAGCTTTCGAGGGAACGACTTTGAGGATAGTCTCAGCCGCCTCACGCATGCACCTCTCAAGTACTTCTTTGTAGTAATCCGTTTTACTCTCTAGCACTTCGAGGACAATTTCATCGTGTACACAGGCAACCAGATGCGCCTCATCATTCAGATGTTCGTTTAATTTCGCCAACGAGAGTTTCAAAATATCTGCCCCTGCACCTTGAACTAGGGTGTTGGCGCACGCCGTCATGGTCGCGTCGTCATAGGAAAGAAGTCGTCTTCGACCGAGGGGAGTTCTCACGTAGCACCATCCGTCTTCGACTAAAGCTGCTCGCTCTCTGTGCCACTGACGTAAACGAGGATAGGCATTGTGGAAAGCAGCGTGGGCGACCTTAGCCTCACCAATGGAGATAACTTTGCCCGACTGAGCTGCGTAGGTTTTGTACTTTCGATACCCCATCCCGTAGAGCAGAGCGAAATTAAGTGTCTTACCTTCTTGTCTCTGACTCTTCTGGACTTCCTCAAGCGGAATCTTGTAGATGAGGCTGGCGGTAACCGTATGGAGATCCTGCCCTCTTTGGAACGCTTCGATCATCTGAGGGATTCCGATCAGCTCAGCTCCTAACCTCAGTTCGATCTGAGAGAAGTCACAGATAATTAGGTCGTGTCCGGGGCTGGCAACGAAGCACTCCCGGAACTCGTTGTTTCTTGGGATCTGCTGAGCGTTAATAGCAAACTGATTTTTTACTTGTTTAGCTGTTTGTTTCTTAGCTCCAGATGAAGTGAAGCGTCCGCTATTGGCGCCGTACTGATTATACTGACTGTGAATCCTAAGAGAAACAGGATTAATATTTGCCAGTAGTTTCTCTGCGTGCTCGAGACGAGTTTCGATCTTGACTCTCTGTCTGTAGAGATTAAGGATTCGGTCGCTGCTATCGAATTCGGACAGGGCGACTTGATTAAGCGTTGGTTTGCCTGTTCTTGCATCTGAAGGTAATTCAATATCGAGTGCCTGGAAAAGTTTGACGCACTGAACCCCAGACCCTGGGTTGAATTCCTTTCGCTGTTTTTTTCCGATTGCCAGCTGTCCATCGATGTTCCTCGGAAGCTTGAGTTCGGGGGGCAGAGCGTTGTCGAGCTCGGTACAGAATTCTATAGTCTTTTTCTCGAGTTCCTCGGAAATGGATTCTTTTAGTGCTACTAGCTTACTAACATTTACGTTGAATCCCCTGTGACACATTGATGCCACCGGGCGAATGCACTTTGATTCGAGAGAGTAGATATCTAGGAGTGACTCCTCAGCCATCTCCTTAAGCTGGTCCGCTGCAATCCTCGGAAGAAGATCGACGTCCTTCGCTGCGTAGACGATCTGCTCTTCTTCGAGGTCTGCTTTTGACCAGTCCGAAACCTGCTGCTCTTTGTCGACCTCGAGCTCAAGCCTTCTTTCAACGACTGCTTTGAGTGAGCAGGAAACGTCGGCGAAGTAAGGTTTTTTCGCCTGTGGACTGATCCGCTTCTCTTTGAAGCCAGCTCTGAGACATCGCTCGGCGAGGAAGGTATCGAATATTTTCCCTTTGTAGTCGATACCAATCTTTAAGAGGAACTGAAAATCAAAGTTCATGTTGTGAGCTACGAGCATCTCGCGGCTCTCAATAAGTTCTTTGAGTTCCTGGGAAGGTTTTACCTTGAAGCAGTCGATGACATAGACAGTCCGATCCTCATCCTTCTCGTCCGTCGAGCAGAGCTGAAGGAGGCGTAGGTCTGCGATCCTCGCGTCTAATCCAGTTGTCTCCGTGTCGATACAGAGCTTGTTGATTTGCTTGAGCTCCACCAAGGCTGCTCTAAGGGCTTCTTCTGTTGTGATGTAGTTGACTTGCATAATAAAAAAGGCGCCTCAAGGGCGCCTCGTGGGTTCCGTTGCGCCCTTAGGCAGCAGCATAAGTGTAGCGGCTGCGAACGCGCTGCGACCAGCGATGACTGATGAAATTGTTGATGTCAGCCCATTGCTCAGCAGCTTTGATACCGAGCTCGGTCAGCTCCACGTTGTACACAGTGCGGCGAAGGAGTTTGAGGTTCCCCTCATCCCTACCGTCCTTAGAGCCAAAGTCTGTGCTCTTCGTAGTTTTGACCATTCCCCAGTTCATCAGGAGAGTGAGACCCTCGCGAAGGGAGGTGTAGATCGGAGAGGTGTGGAAGCATTCGTTGCGGTCGACTCCCGGACGCTTGTCGATCGGCTTGTAATTGTCGTCGCCGTCTTTCATAAAGCCTCGGAAGCAAGCAGAGTCTGCGCTGACTTCACCTTTGAAAGCCAGCTCATTCACTGTTGAGACAGCAACCTGACGCAGGGTGCGCTTCTGTCCCTTCGAGAGCGCTGCGAGAATCATTCCGGCACCAAGGCTCTTCAGGCCGTTCATCTGGTTTAGCTCCGCGATTGCATCCGAAGCTTTAGCGATGGCTCTAGAGGGAACGATGTCACTAATTCGCTTCACCTCTGCGCCAGCTTTGCGCTTCTTCGGTGCCTCGATACCCTCGATAGCGAACCGAGCTGCCAGACTCGCCAACTCAGGATTCTTTTTCTCCACACTTAAGGAGAAGAGTTTCTTGGAATCGACGAGCTTGGGGTCGATGTGCTTGAGGATGTCGATCGTGATTTTTGGATTGGCCTCTGTGGCAGCAAGAAGGGCTTTGGCTTCTTCCTGGTTCAGTTTTGTCTGCCCGAGGGTGAACTCGAATTGCATCGAGAGTATTTGAATGACTTGCTGAAAGTAATGGGCCTAGGCAGACATGTCTTCGTTTTTCCGATTATCTTTAGATTCCTGTTGTTCTCTGTTTGCTTTCTGCCACGACCCTAGTCGTGTAAGTATCAAAGCGTACTGTCCCCACTCTGAGATGGAGTCGGCTATCTGCATGGCTATGAGTTCGAAGTCCACTGAGGTGAGCTCAATACTCGTCCTTGCTTCGTCGAGGCAGCTCACACCGTAGTTCTCGAGCATGAAGCTCTGAAGGGAGATGCAGCACTCGAGAGCCTTTCCCTCGTCGTCAAGCCTTGTCAGGTTGATCAGCTGCTGCTTCGCGAGGAAGACAACGTAGATGCTCTCGAATTTGAAGGTGTTGTCTAGTGAGTCTCGGTCGTTGATCTCCAGGTAGGTATCGAGAAGCTGATCCCTTAGCCATTCCTCGAGGTCAAAACGTGTGGCATTTCCTCTGTACTTGACCTCAAGGCTTCGGATGGACTTCGCCAGATGTAACCTGCTCATGAGGCGTCAACTTTGTATACACGGGCTTTCCTCCCACGATCTTATTGCAGATCCACCAGTTGCCTTCGTCGTCAGCCCAGAAGTCACCAATCTTTGAGAAGTTACCTCTGAGCTTACGAGGCTCGCTATAATACGATATGATTCTATCTACTTCATGTAGATCTTCATGGCTTACTGGGCTCATGGCTTACCTCAGTGCGTTTTGGAACAGGGTAGCTGACTCAGGATCATTTTGAATGTCCACGAGCTGAACGTCATCACTGAATTGACTCAGGACTCGAGCCTGAACACCGATACAGAAGGAGGTCCACTGAAGGTCGAGCTCATCCTTCCTTGCGCTGAGTCGGCGTATGAACGGATCGCTAACCTCAGCTTGACCGTCGGTGATCATGAGGACGTCCGCCTTCGGGTCAATCAGAGAGTTGAGCGCGTGGTCGATCACAGAGCTAAAGGAGGTACCTCCGTGCGTGGTCCAACTGAGGACAAACTTCAGAAGCTCAGCGTTATCCGATCTCGCGGGATCGAGGTGAATACTTTTTTGGATCTGAGTATCGAACAGGTGGATCCTTAGCTCTCGGTTTTGTTCGACACATTCCTCCGCGACTACGTAGGCGAGGGCTTTGCTCCAAAGCTCTGCTTCGCCACACATCGATCCGCTTACGTCCACGTACATGACTACGGGACCTCGACTGACCTCTTTGATTTTCGCTTCGTAGTCCTTGGTCAGTATGGTTCTTTGCGCGTACTTCAGCGCAAAGAGTGCCCGACCTTCATCCGTGGCCGCCAGAGCGAGCTCAGCTGGGAAGGCGCGGATGACCTCATCGGAGAACTTCGCACCAACAATTTCGCTGTATGTGCTCTGTGCTCTCTTCGCCCTTTTGCGATCGTTCCAAGCTCGCTTGAGACCGCCCAGCTTGTTTATCAGTCGTTTTAAAGAAGGGTTTCGCTGGAGTTTCTTAGCAAGCTGGCGTTTCTCCTCGAGGTCGTTACTGTGTTTTCCTTTGCCTGGTTGGGTTCCGGCCAAACTGTTAATGGCGTTCTGCGTTTCGTTCGCCGTCCTTTCAACCGAGTCAAGCGCCCGAGAAATTTCAGGCTGAACCATCTGACGGCTCTCCTCAACCGCTTGCTCGATTGCTTTACCTAAGCTTTTGCCTTTCTCTCGAATCTCCGCCGCTTTCGTATCATCTCCTGCCGCCTTCGCCTCTAGGAAAGCTTGGCGCAGTTCCTCGAGCTTCTGACCGCCCTCTGCGATTAGATCGATAGGCAGCTCGTGTTTCTCGATCTGAGCCTCAAGAACTTCACTCAGTTCGTTGAGTATGTTTACGGCGTTGTTACCAGCGTTGAACTGATCTCCACAGGACAAGCTCATCAACCGTGGCCAAGCCGGTGCGTTGCAGATCTCCGCGAATAGCGCAACCCAGAAGGCTGACTCGGGTTTATAGCCAGTGGGGAATTCCGGGTTCGCTCCGTTCTGTTTGGCGCGGAAGTAAGTTTCCACGTCATCGAGAGATACCAAGGGCGTAACCGCACCGGAGTTGTACAAGAAGTCGAACAACTCCTTACCGAACCGCGACAGTTGATTGACGTTGTACTGATCTATTAAATAAGTAACGGTCGGACTAGTGTCTCTGACGAAGTCTTCCCACAGGAAATCGCTGAGTGCGGAGACCGCTAGTACTAGCGGTTCGTTATTAGTGAGCCTGAGGTAGTCACGCTCTTTCTTCAAGTTCATGGTGCAACATCCGAGATTGATTGTGCGATCATCTGTTTGCTTTGCTCGATTGTCTGCGCGAGCTTGACTCCGTCCCTTCGAGCGTTGATGGTTATCCGGCAGTCGGTGGCCTCGAGCAAGCTGTCGAGCTTCTCTTCGAGAACAAGTAAGTCAGCGTGCTGCTTTCTTAATTTCGAGACGAGATTATTTAGGTCTGCCAAGCTCTTGGAGTTGACATTATTAATCGCGTGGTACTCCGTGAGCAGACCGTTGTGTGCTCGTTTGAGACTGGCGATAAGTTTCTCCGCTGTAGGTATCGCCTGGTCTAGGACCTCTTTGATTACAGGGATGTCCTCGGTTGTCTGATAGACGATGTGGATCAGCGAGCGGTGGAGATGTTCCGGGTAGACCGAGTCGTCACCCTGCACTAAAGCCCAAGCTTTCATGAAGCGTAGGATTTGTACCCTTCGTCTGTCCGAGATGGTGATCCCTCTGGACGTGAGTAAATCAAAGACCTGCCCGAACCTATCGAGAAACTCTTCCGAAACCTCGATATTCTGAGCTTCTGTCTGAAGTTCCGTGAGGTCTTTGTAGGTCAGGTCGGTTACAACCTTCGGTCGAGTCTCGAGACCTAAAGCCCAAAGATCGAGCAGTCTCTTGGAAGTGGACTTCTTGAGGGGTTCTACCGTTGGGCGGAACAGAAACCGATCACAGAAAGCCTGCAACGACTCTTCGGTTGGGAAGCTGTTAGTCGCGGCGACAATTGACTGAATCGGGGTTTGGATTACCTCTCTCCCGTTGTTAAAGGTTCGCTCGTTGAGGATGGTGAGCAGACTGTTCAGGACGGCACTGCTACCTCTGAACAGCTCATCGAGAAACGCGATGTTTGCGCTGGGTAGGTATCCTTCCACGTCCCGCACGTACTCATCCTTCAGCAGTTTCGAGACAGCTACGGGGCCGAAAAGTTCTGACGGGTCCGTGGTTGGAGACAGGAGATAGCCGAAGAACTTCGAGTTCTTGAACCCGTTGCTGATCTCGCGGACAAGTTCTGATTTACCAGTACCAGGGAGACCAAAGAGAAAACAGTTCTGTTTAGTTATTACCGAGGCGAGTACACCATCGATAACATCTTCCCTTTCAAGAAACTTAGTGTTTAGTGCTGAGCGAAAGTTTTGGAGCTTGGTGAAAAGTTGTTCCTTCATTGTCAGAAGTCGCAGTCGTCAGTGTTGGTTGGGTTCATTTGTTTCACCTCTTCGAGTATGTCGTCGAGGTTTACGTTTGAAGCGCGGATCAGTTCCGTGCGTTGCTCAAACAGCTGCTGCAAGTGTCGAGCGCGCTGCTCGTAGACATCCTTCTCTGTCTGGATGTTGTCGTAAAGCTTATCGAGTTGGTCCTGCGTCTCTGCTTCCTGGATCTGAGCCAGTAGATCACGGTAAGTTCCAGACAAGGCGAGCGAACGCTTCAGGCTCTCGATTCCCTCTGAGGAATCTCGCTTAGAGACGATGCTCTCGAGTTCCTTGCGGATAACTCCTTTGAGCTCAGTGAACTTCTGATAAGCGGCATGCTTAGCTTTGGCATCAGCGGCTTGGAGTTTGACGCCCACGTCCATCAGCTCGCGAGACAACTGCGAAAGATTCTGAAAGCCAGGGCAGTGCGTGGCAATTAGTTCGAGTTCTTGCGCAGCGATTTCCCAAGACCCTCTTCGCTTGTCTCCTCCCGTTTGCCTTGCACCAACCTTGCTCGGGATCCGAACATCCAGGTCGTCGAGGAGCTCTGCTGCCTTTAGGCATGCTCTGTCTGCAGCTCCAACTTTGGCAGCTTCTAGAACCTCCGTCGTGTTTACCAGTGCGGCTTCGCGTATTTCCGCGCTCAGAGGGTGATCCTCTACAGAAGTAGCCGTTTCTAAGACAACGGGGTTCGGTCCCAGTACAAAGACCTTGATCGGGTTCTGGAATTCCTGCTTAGTGGGGAACAACGACAGGTAAGCCTCCTTCGCTAACCGCAAGGCTTCTTCGTCTTCTGAGAATAACGGCTCGAGAAAGCCATCAACCATGACAGCCCACCTGCCGTACTCTTCGTGCCAGAGTTCCTGAAGTTGTTCGTTGTACTTAGCGGCATCTCTACGAATCTGCGCGATAACTTCCATAGCCTCGTGGAAGTAGTCCTCGTGCAGGAAGTGAGTATCACCCTGATGGATAGTGCAGTCGTCGTAAAGGTGCCTTTGTTGAGTCCGCAGACGATCCAAGAACTCCCGCAGCTTCCCTGAGATGGTCGGGCGCACCGATACCGACTGCTGCTTTTTCAGAGCGTCTACGACAGACGTAGGGAGCTTAAGGTCGTCGAACTTAATCTGTGTGCTCTGTCGCACACTGGCGCTTATTTCTACTTTGAGGATAAAAACTTTGTCTTGCATGGTAGTCACTTCAGACGAGAGAACACAGTGGTGATTTTGTCGGTGATGAAGTCGACCGCGCCGACCGTTGCCAGCTCAGTGACCAAGTGCTTGCGCTGGAGTTTCAAAAGCTTCAACTTCTCCTCCATGACTGCGATCCTCTGATCTATCTTGGTGAGCTTGCTGTTACCTGAAGCAACCCGGTTGATCCGCACGACGATGTGCGTGTCGAAATCTGGGTACTTGAACAAGGACTCCTTGCCTTGGAAGATACTCAGGTCCAGACCCTTTACGTCTGCCTGAATCAGATCGTTGGTGAGGTTTGAGCGGGAGGCTTCGTAAGGGATCCCGAAAGCATCGTTGAGCTGCGTAAGCGCGGTGTCACACTCGTCGTACAGCGAGGCTGCGTGGCGACCCTGCTCGACAAGATCGTTGATGGTTGACTTTGTCATGTCGGTGTGATGTGGGGTAGTGTGCACCGCGTTGTAGGCTCTGTGCCGCCACTGAGAGCAAGATAAAGGATGTTGCACCCTTTGTCAAGCCTGCCTCGTAGAGTTATCTGGTTTGACTTGATCTTATAGTAAACTCAAAAGTTCTTAATAAAAACTTTTACTCTACAAGAATAGTTTGACCGTCATTTGCTTCTGATTGTAAAGAATTTATCTTTCTGTAGTCCTTTTTACGCGACTGAGCGCCGCGCGGCATCAAAGGAGTCCTTTGCATGCAGCGACACTCGCGTCCCCGTTGTAGCGACCCGTCTCCTTATAGCTAGAGAGTGGCACCTGATCCATCGTGCTGAAGATGATCTGACCAATCCTCATGCCGGGCCACAACGGGAAGCGCTCGAGCCGACGAGCGTTCTTCAACTCAAGCGTAAGCACCGAATCACTGAATCCGGGATCGATAAACCCAGCGAGAAGATGCTCAAGACCCGCCCGTGCAACTGAGGACTTCAGCGCGAACTGCGCCGCCAAGTGATCCGGGATGTTGAAGGTTTCCAGCGTGTGAGCCAGGATGAACTCATCTGGATTCAAATAGAAGGGCTGCTCCTTAGTGAATCCGTGGAGGCTCAGTTCCCTCAACCCACAGGCTTCAGCTTCAAGCAGGACCGTTTCACCGAGTCTTACATCAAGGCTTGCTGGGTTGACCAACTCCCTATCGAACGGGGTGATCATCCCTGAGGCACACAAGGCAGCGATCTGAAAGTCTGCGAGAACGCCCACGAAGTAACTGAAGCTGATCGAGTTTAGAGCCTTTCAAGTATCGAGGAGTACAAGAGCTTGCCTTCAGGAGTCAACTGCAACAGGTTGATCGAGGCGTTCGTGGGTGACGGCTTCTTGTCGATCAGCTTGAGCCCCACAGTTCCTTTCTCAGTCTGCGCTGCAAGTAAGAGGCAGTTTCGCGAGACGTTGCTCTTATCAAGCTTTAGCTGCCGTACGAGATCGGCCTGAAGGATTCCATCCTCCCCAGCTTCTGCGATAGCCAAGAAGATCACCAGCGTTTTAGCTGAGATTTCCCTGCCTTCATACATCGCAAATGGCTTGAGGGCATTCGAGAGTGACATTTGAGTCTGGTTCGATGAGGGTCAGTTTGGTTTCGAGGTAGTGAATGTCTTCGACGGTTTTCATCAGCTCCCGCTTGTGATCTTCAGAAGCAGAGATACACCTGAGTTCGTTCCGTACTCGTAAGGCGTTAAGTGCTCGTTGGATCGTTAGGATCTCTTGCTTCGTGAAGCGCACCATCTTCTCACTCACAGTGTCCCTCAATGCTAGGTGAGTTGTGTTGTTCGGGCTCATTGTGATGAGCGTGGGCAATAGAAGTGAGACCAATTAAAACAATCGATGCAAGGAGCAAGTCGATCAGTCGTTTCTTCATGTGCGGTAGTCAGGTTTGGGAAGGATACGGTACTCGTTCTCAGCCCCTAGATAGATGAGGAGTTGCCTTACTTCATCTACTTTGGCGTGATTGACCCGTATTGTCTTGAGACGCACGTTGACAGCTTTAGAACCGATTCCCAGCTCCATTAACTTCTTCTTGAGTCGTTTGCGTCGGACTGGTGCTGAGTCGTTCGGGTTTTGGGGCGTGTTCAAGGACATAGTAAGCAAAACCCAAACTTAGCAGGCAAATGATGACAGGAAGCTTTTCCTTGATCATGGTGAGAGTGTTGTAATTGTGTGAGTCGGCCCCGCGAAGCGGGTTAGCTAAGCAGTTTGCTGAGCGCATCCGGGCAGACGAGCAGTCGAACCTGCCAATGCAAGATCGCCTCTCCGTTCTCGATCACTTCGATCAAACCCAGAGCTCTTAGTTTCTTGAGCGCGTTGCTGTAACCGTGGTTTCGGTTGGAGATCCCCTTACCCACAGTGAAGAACGAACCAGCCGAGGCTCTCTCCTGAGTGATCGCCCTACGCAGGATGTTCCGGTGATTGCAATTCAGGCGTGGGAGCATGATTTGCTCGGATGCAGCCATCGGGGAGTCCACCTCGTTTGAGAATTTCTAGGTCTTCCGGCAGCATTATGCCAAGACCAGGGTCAACCATGCGCCTGCAGACGCTTAGATCCTCGGGGATCATGTTGTGTCTCAGTGAGAGGCACTCGCGCAGGTCATCCCAGACCCACAGAGGTAGATCCTCCGCTGAATCGTAGTCGTCGTTGCCTATAGGTCGATAGTGCCATGCTGATCGTGTCCCGCTGCTGTCTACTTCTACAAGTTCGTAGCCGTAGTCATAGAGAATGTGCTCATTGAACTTGTCGATGAAGCTCCAGAAGCTGCGATCGAAGATCAGAGCGATTACTGGCCGATCTTTCTTGGGCAGCGTGGGCTTCTCGAGCAGATACTCGCATTTATCTGACCAGTTGCCACAGTCAGTGCATTCACTAGCTGACCAAGCGAAGTGAAAGACTCGATGTTGAGAACCACAGTGCGGGCAGTAGATAAACTTCCCTGCTGTCTTTGAAGCTCTAGTCCTGTTAGTTACTTTGAGCATGGTAGCTTGTTAGACTTGATGGAGTTACTTATGCAACGTGAGTCCTTCTGAGTTTCTTGAAGGTGAGCTAGTTGCGATGATGCCTGAGGAGAGGGCTCGTCATAGAGAAGAGGCTCGGATTATCTATGAGATGATCCGTAAGGGTGAGATACCTAACCCAGGCGAAGATACACTGCGTCGTTTAGAAGATCAGATCAGCGGAGTTGTCAGGGGCGTTTAGAACATTCCCCGCGAATCGATGTGAGCTTGGATGTCAGCATCAGAAGGCTCCCATCCTTCGATCCACTCGAGTGCAGGGATAACCTCTTCTTCGAGCTTGTCGATGATGTCACCCGGCAGCATCCCGCTCACTAGGAGATGCTTGAAGCGTCGCGCAGCGTGGTAAGCAAGCGAGTGTGCAGACTGTTCGTAGACGTTGTAAGCAACCATGATGATGTGATGTGTGAGTGTTTTGTGTGAGTTGGCCCCGCGTTAGCGGGATGCGGTGACATACTTAGCGCCAGACCCGTGAGCCTCTACGAAGATGTCAGTCTTGGCACCATCACACAGGCTGCAAGTTGCACACTGAGCTTGCGAGTTCTCAGCCGTGGCTGGACAAAGCTTGCCACTGTACGCTTTTGATCCCTTAGGGATTACTGCGAAAGTCTGCCACCCGTGAGCGCTAGCGTCAAGGTAGTCAGCCATACCATCACAGGATGCCTGAAACAATCCCTTGCACCACTGTGCCCAAGGCTCGCGCCATTGATGTGTGTAGCCTGTGTGACCTGCCGCATGCTCATTGATCGTTGCAAACAGGATCGGCGAGACAAGCGCAGGATCCCCGTAGGCACCCCAGCGGATCTTGCGACCTTGCAGCATGTCAGCCGTCAGGTCAGACAGCTTGCCATAAGTGCCACGCTTGTAGGCTTTCCAGATACTTAAGGGAGCCTGACCTACGTTGACGTAGCAAGAACGAGTGCCGTCAGGTTGCTTACGGTGACTGCAATTGCCGCAGATACTGTAATCATCACCCGTGGCAATAGCTTCCACAGGATTAACGTCATCCCGAAGAACCCAGACCTGAACCATGTCACCAGTCTTGCGATTGGTGGTCTTCATAGTCATGATGACGACGAAAGGTTTGCCGTCGATGGGTGAAACACCGCGTTGAAGAACGTAGCCCTTGTAGTTAGTCATGGCATTCATTTGGTGTGAGTGATCACTTTGTTGACTAGATCTTGAGCTGTATCTTCGTCATACATCTCAGTGATCTCTGCGATTAACTGTTGCTGCTTCACGTTCATAAGCTCGTTCGCTATCTGAAGCGCACAGGATTCCATAAGATCCTTGACATCCATGTCATCAACAATCTTCCATGCGTAAGAATCACGCAGAAGATCTACTTGTTCGGGAGTTAGTTTGGTCATGATCAGAACTCGATGTGATGTAGGAAAGGATCAAAGGTCATCTCCCTAATGTCTTCAACAGTCATTAGGTCTTTAGTAGCCCAATCGCCACCAGGATGATCCGGCGTGGTGTTAATTAACTGGATCAAATCCTGTTCGTAAGCACGAAGAAGGCGACGCATAAACTCACGGGACACTTTCACGATTAGGGCTCCTCGTAGTCTTCAATGATGAAGTCGATGATCTCGTTGTTGTTCTCTTCGATAATTCCGTCTTTGATTAGATCGTTGATGGTCTGAGTGTAGTCACAGCCCTTCACAGTGAAGTCTGTACCGTTCAGTGTGATTACGGTGCGCAGGATAACTTGGTCCATGGTTAAACAGGAACGTTACGGTAGTCTATGTGCAAGATGCACCAACCTGATTCGTTAGTTATCTTGTCGATTAGGTCATCGGCATCATCTGCATCCCAGAATGTGCCGACGTATTCTTCGTAGAGATCGACTCGTTCTTGCTCTGTTAGTTCTTCATCGGCAGCATCACAATCGAGGTCAAACTCAATCTCAGTAACGTGGAACTTCATAATCAGCGCATGAATGAGTTACGTTCGGCAGCCGTGTAGCACTCTTTGCCCCAGTCATTATCATCATCGAGCTCATTATCTTGCTCGAATGTGTGATACTGCTGCCACCATTTAAGTAGGTTAGAGCGTACAAACTTAAGGGCTTTCTCGTAGGTATCAAACGAGCGCCACTGAAACTCATCGTCACCAGGAACATGCTCCCAGTCGACATAAAACAAGCCCGTGGATGAACTCATCTGAATGTTGCCTACTTTCTCGTCACCTTGACCCACAGGATCTAGCAAGTAGAGAAACTTGAAGTAACGCCACTTGAGATCACTGTGAGGCTCAACTGCAAGAAGATTGGCTGTGAATTTAGTGCAAGACATGATCAATTCTCTGTGGGAACCAAGAAGTAATAGGTAAGGCAATCACCAGCGAGCACACCGTAATAGTGAGCATCGTGATACTTAACGAAGTCAGATTCGTTAGAACAACTCACCGGACTTCCGAAACCTAAGTCATCCAAAACCTGATCGATCAAGGCAATCTCTGTATCACCTCCGTCATCATTCAGTGAGAAAGATGATGCATCGCCGTTAAGCAAATAGCTTGCCCAGTGTGCAGGTAAGACAGCACTTTCTGTAGCCAATTTAGTCTTGGTCATAGTTTCCTCCGGTGAAGTTCGTCAGCGTAAGTGAAAGCTTGGTCTTCGTAATAACCCTCACGGACAGGATTAACCCGGCGCAAGTTAGCTGCAGCTTGCCTACAGTCTGTGATGATGTAGCGCAGAGAATAGGTATCTAAACTCTCCGCGTGGGATCTCCACTTAGCGAAGTCTTCGGGCGTTGCATAATCAGGTCGCATAGTCTCAGAGCTCCTGAAGTAGACGAAGATGGGTATAACCAGGCACCTCATGAGCCCAGTCAGGTGAAGGCAAGTTGCGCTTGAGTTCGTAATACAAACCCGGCGTAATTTCTAGGCGTTCTGCTCTATCAGCAGCATCGCGCCAGACACCAGGGACTGCATCAACCCCATAGTGCTTCTCATCCCAAACGGCCACACGTCGTTTGTCATCACAAAGGACAAAGAGTCTGCGTGGGTTTCCGTTACGGTCGTTGTGAGTGCAAAGATGTTGGAAGTACATGATCACTTGACCTCCCAATAGTTGCCAAGTTCGAACTCAGCGCGGAACGTGTTAGCTATGTCTTCAGCGATAATCATGCGCAGATTCTTAGGGAATGTGTTGCGCAGGGATTGAGTCATCGAGCCATGGCACATTAGGTAATCCTTAGCTGCAGGAAGTACCAAATTGCGCTCGATAAACTTAACAGCACGTTCGTAATCGTAAGTGCCGTTCTTATGAAACTTGGAGAGAACTTTGCCCACACCGTTATAGTGAGCAGAAGAGAAATTGCACGAGTAGAGTTCAAGCTCGCAACGTGCATCTTGATCGATCAAAACAGTCATGAGAATCACCTGTAATTTGATGTGAATTGGAGGGAAGAATCCCTCAGTGAGCCTACATAAGCTCAGGGAGAGAATCTACCAGGCTGATCATAAATGATCACGCAACTTAGAAACAACACCCCGTAGGAGTGACTGTTAATCACAGTCTGCCCCCTACAGGGTGAAGCTCTAGAAATTTGCCGCAAAACTAAAACAACGCACTGTAAATACAGAGCGCATAACGTTTCGGGCTT